TTTAGCAAGTTCTACTGTGGCTTCTGTTAGATAGTAGGCTTGATGCTCCATCCAGGTTTTAACATCTTGTAGTGCATCTCGCTCGCCATACTTGAGTCCACGCTTGGCATGCCAATAAGCCAAGTTGGTAACACCAATTCCTAGGGGTTGGATCTCGTCATTACTTAGTTTGCTTTGTATGCTTAAAAAGTCTTGATAGTCAAGTATGTTGCATAGACTACGCTGTAAAATGCGGCAAGCACGGCGCATATCTTCTGGATTACGGAATGCTCCCCAGTTGATACTACCGAGCGTACAAAGAGCAATGCGGCCGTCCACATCATCAAGACGTTTAAAAGATTTAGTAGGTAATAGGATTTCACAACATAAGTTACTTTGATAAATTGTGTGGTATTCAGGATCAAATGGACCTTGATTCATCACGTTGTCAATAAACACTAGATAGATTCGCCCTGTATCGGTGCGCTCTTTTAAGATGCCACTCTTGAATACTTCTTCAGCACTCATAGTCTTAGTACGTAGATCCTTGCGCTTTTCGTACTTGACATATAGTTCTTCAAACAGTTCAGTGTTTTTATAAAATGCTTCGTACAAGTCCGGCACTTGATTAGGATCAAAGAAAGTTATATTTTCTTTGTTCTTGAATCTTCTCCAGAAGAAGGCGGATAGGACAACCCCATAATCCATATGTCGGACTCGAGTTTCTTCAGTACCTTGATTGTTTTTAAGTACAATAAGATCATCAAACTGATGATGCCAAATAGGATAAAACACAGTAGCACTAGCATTGCGAATGCCTCCTTGTGAACAACTTCTTAAATCGCCAAACCATTTCTTTAGGAATGGGATCATACCAGTATGCATGATTTCGCCACCGCGAATCGGGGAGCCCAATGGGCGTAGTCGACCGATTTCCAATCCGATCCCCGCACGTTTACTGGCATACTTGGCCATCATCTCGCCAGAGGCAAAAATGCTGTCTAGGTCGTCGTCTGATCTGATGAGGACGCAACTGCTGAACTGCTTGGTAGGAGTCCCCAGACCAGCAAGAACAGGAGTAGCCAAAGTGAATAGGCCGTCACTAGCTGCCTGGTAATATTCTTTGATAAATCGCATACGAGCTGTGTTAGGTTCTTCTTTGTGGAAGACTGTAGCGGCTGCGACAATGTAACGTACTTGAGGTGTTTCATAAATTTCCTTTGTGGCGCGATTACGCACTAGGTACTTTTCGATCAGTTGTTCGATGCTTGCGTATCCATACTCTTCATCTTTCTCATGATCCAGCATGTCATTCATCTTATTCCAATCTTCTTCTGTATACCAAGTTAATAGTTCTTGAGTATACAACCCGGTTGAGACATTCTTCTTAACTATTTCGTAAAGGTGGGGAGGCTCGTAGGAGCCATATACATCCTTACGTAGCATACTTAGGCGTTGTTTGCCTGCTACATATTGATAGTTAGTGTGTCCAATATCGGGATTTGATTCTACGTCGATTAGGTCCACAATAGCACGTAGAGTTATTTCATCAATCTCTTGTGTTGTGATACCATCATAAAAATGTGGTTGGGCTTTGATTTCAATCATTGACTGACTTACGTCAGCTATACCGCTACAAACCTTTGCAATCTGTGTCTGCCATTTGTCGATCGTTAATGGCTCTTTCAAACCACTTCTTTTTGTTACTGTTATTGTTGTCATTGTTCTCTCTTGCAAAGTGTTGAATATTTAGTGAGTTACCGGAAGCTCGATGATCTTTTGTATATGTATACCTTTTGGAACCTGGGTTATATGCACACTTTTTTCTAAGTCAACACCTAACACACTATCATTGATAATACACATATAATACAGTCTTGACTCGTTTTTGTCAATGCCAACTTTAAAAACAGGTTGCCAATCCATAAATCGATCAGTCAATTGTAAAGTGTATACAATGGCTAGTGTTCGAGTATATTCGCAATATGAATTTTCTTCAATCATCTGCCAGGGGTCAGGCCACGAAGCAGAATCATATGGATCGATGTTTCGAGTTGCCTGAGGCGCTTGGTTCCAAAAGTCAATTGTAGACTGTATTGGATTGGGATCGTTAGACAGTGTTACTCTAAAGTCGTGCCATGCTCTGAGACGATCCTCAAACTTTTTATCAAACATTAGTTAACTTAATATTTCGTACCAATAGTTAATGTAACCAGATTCGATGCCGGTATTGTTTGTATATTTTATATAAACAGTTTCAGCATTACCGTCACCAATAGTAGCTGGTAATACTGGTTGATCTTGTAGTGTTGCAGTAAATGATAAACTTTCAAACCTTGCAGGATTACCAGTAATATCATACTCATCAGTTAATTTAACAGCATTATTAAATTTATCAACAGTAATATACATTGTTCCTTGGCGCACTACCATAGTGCTTTGACTACGATAGATATAGTGTAAATTAATTCTTGAACTTGCATTGCCTGGTAAACGAGCAAATGTGCTGTTGATGGCACTGGCTTGTACTAGCACTTGTAAATTATATTTGTGATTGCTATGAGCAACACCACTTACTTCGCTAATATATCTATAGTCACGAAATCCAGTTTTGTTAGTTAATTCTTCACTGCGTTGGAAATAGTCGTTATCACTAACATTACTGCCTTGACCAAAGTTTATCACACTATATGCGGCTGTTGAACTATTGCCACCATCGTTGCCCACTTTAAAATATTTGTTACCTTGTGACAAGTTATTTCTTCCAGCAAGGATATTAATACCATGTTCATTAATTAGATCAAAATGCGAATTTAAAAATGAATTACTTCTCGGCCCTTCTTGTTGACCAGGCGTATAAGGATCAATTGATTGACCAAATATTACGCCTTCACCTAGATTATAAAATAGACAATTGTCAAAAGTATTTGCTACAATATCAAAAGTACTATTAACTGCATAACTAGCGTTGACAAAATCACAGTTGATAAACATATTATCTTTACTAGTAATTACTCCGCTGGTTGCACGTAACTGAACACATGAGTCATATTCATGTTTAGTACTTTCAATCAAATCAAATGAACTTTGAAATTTAACATTACTAAAATTAGAATTTGTTGTAGAATCTAAAATTGCCACTGGCGCCATTGAAGTGGTGCTTCTCAATGTCATACCACTAACATCTATAAACTTTGGCTGATTAGAAGTGGTCATGTTGACCAGTGTAACATATCCTATAACACCAACAGTTGGACTGCCAACTGTTTGAAACACCGGAGCATTAGTAGTTTGTACAATAACTGTTTTATCCTTGCCTGCGCCTCTTAATACAGCGTACGGCGGAACTTTTATACTTGCACTGATCTTGTAAATTCCAGGTTCAATGTTTAAGATAATTCTATTTGATTCAGAAACATGTTCACCTGCAGGTACACCGTTAAGATATAATTGATCAATGGCACGTTGTAATGCTACAGTATCATCAGTGGTAAATGTATATGCGTCTGTTGACACATTGTAAGAACCGTCCCCAATTGCTCCAAAACTTCTAGTGCTAACTGTATCGTCAAGACGCTGTTGGAATGTACGTTGTACAGGAGTACCGGCAGTTGGACCAGTTTGTATAGTGCCTAGTGTACGCTTGTACTCATACTGTAGTGCTAGGTCAAGAATGTTATCATGCTCAGTAAGAATTTTGGTATTGCCTACATAGGGCGCACCTTCTTGGATTGACCCATTACCAATGAACAGTTCTTGACTGTCGATAGCCCAACCCACTTCTCCGCTGGCTAACTGTGGAACACTAGTTCCTGAATTTTTACGCCCTCTGCGTACTTGTACTCGTGATATTTGGACTACAGCCATTGTAAACACTCCATTATAGAGTATTTATGCCATTTATGCTAGGCGATAGTACTCTGATACTCTTGTACACCAGCGTTCTTGCCAATAGTCAAAGTCTGCAGGTTCTAGGACGAATTCTTGGTACTGCGGTTCTGCCCATACTCCCGGTGAAATCTCCTCGGGTTTAACGCACATCAAAATAACACCTTTACGTATGTTAGTTCCATGTACTTCGTTATGAGCCATAGCATAGGCTGTTAGCTGTATAAAGTAGTCATCAATAAACTCACGCTTTTTAGGCTTGTTTGTCTGTTTAAAGTCTAAAATACTTTGATCACCCTTGTGTATGCCCACACAGTCAGTAGTACCCGCATACAGTTCGGGAAAGTATAAAGGTACTTCACTGCCCCATACTTCGTCAACGTGTATCATACCTTCTGCAATGACTTTTTTGGCCATTACTAGACTTTGCTGTGCATAGGGGTTACTTACTGTTTCTTTTAAAGTTTCACCTTTAATATAGTTTTCCAAGTAAGTATGCATCCTAGTACCGCGATTGGCAGCTTCAGTGGTAATTTGTTGTGCTTTTGCTTCGCCAACAGCTTTGCGCCAGTTTGCAAGAGCAATACGGCTTTCTGCTGGTTTAGTCTTGTCTAGGATCGTGGTTACTGACGGAACCTTATGTCCATCGGGCGTTGCATATAAACGCTTGCCCGATGATTCGTCTCTTGTCAGTTTGGTGTAGGTATATCGTTCTTGTAATAATGTCATACGTTATAATAACATCTAGAACTGGCTGTGTCAACCCCTGGCTTTGTTCAAAGCATGTTTGGCCATTTGTTTTACACCCGAACCGTCTAATTTGGCATCACTCGGTGCAACGTCAGTATTGGATACTTTGGTTTTTAGTTCTACACCATTTTGATCAAAGCGTTGAGTAAGACCTTGTGTAAGCGGATCACTGTCGTAGGCCTGTTTGAATGAATCGTATGTGAACTCTTCATCACCTACATTTTGCATATAACGATTTACTTCATCCCAGGTAAGAACGGCAGGACGACCTTTTTGATCTGCCCTGCCGATGAGTTGCTTTAATACTAGATTAAGTTGATTGTTATCTTCGTTTACTTTTTTTTTGGTGCTAATAAAGTTGCTAGTTTGCGGCCGTACTCTACGCTTTCACGTGTCATACGTCCTGCAGCCTCTTCACCACCTGCGGCAGTTGCGTCAGCGCCAAACTCGTCAGTTGGTTCTTCGCCTGTACCTTCGCCTGGCATTGCATCATCTGGACTGGCCATATCTTCTTCGCCGCCCATGTTGGGTTCTGCACCCATCATGTCACCGCCATTTTCACCTGTTAGTAGGCCTACGCTTTGCGTTAGTTGTTGTCTGCTTGATTCTAATGCTGTGTAGATTGTAGCTAGAGATGGTTTAACCACTGATTCAAATTCCATAGCTAAATCTGAGCCCATTTCGTCTCTTATAGAGTCTACTAGTTCTAACATTGATTCGGCCTGCATGTTTGCTGTATCTTCCATCCAGCCTGTGATGCGGTCAACCATGTCACGAGCGGCCATGATCAATTCGGCTTTTTCTTCTTCGCCTTCTGTAATTACATCTTCTTTTAAGCCTGCCATCTTGGCACGGATCTCTGCCTTCTCTTGAAGCTCTTGAGGAATATCTTCAAATGCGATTAGACCTTCTTCTACCTTAGCTAATACTAATGATTCCATTTGTGTTAGTTGTGGAGCACTTGCTTCACGCTCTTCAATGGCTGTGTTTAGTACGTCTAGGAACATTTTGTTCTTAGTGAAACTTTCGTTATTGATAACTGCATCATAGCTTGATGCACTTTCAAACTGGCTAACCTTTGTTCTTAGCTTGTTGCGGGCATCAAGCATCTGCTCTAGCGTGAAACTGTCTAAGTTTAGCTTCTGGCCAAACATTTGAGCCGCGCTTTCATTCAAAGCCTTTGCTGTAGGTTTTTGGTGAAATTCTGTGATTCGCATATTAGTTCTTCCTAAATGGTATTGTTAAGTTTATTTATCTCAGTGATGCATAGAAGATGCCGTCTATTCGGCTCTTAGCATCCTTGACCTGCTCTGTAACTAATTCCCAGCGCCAAAGTGCTGTGTCTTTAGTAACATAATCTTTGCTTACTTTCATGGTATTTTTGTAAAATACTGAATCAGTGTAGTTTTTTTGAAAACGTTTGTCTTCTTTTTCAATGTCGTCAATACGGGTAACTGCTTTCTTATCATGCAGTTTTGCTATGGCAAACGCTGATACTTTTAAGTAAGTAGTAGATATAAGTATTTTTCTGGGCATTAGGAATACATTCCACATGTCGTCAGGGCCTCTAACAATCATATAGTTTTTATATTTGGTAGATCTAGCATTAATAGGCACAAACATACCGCTTCTTACCGCCATGTCGTATATTTGTGCTTCTAGCTTTTCCGAATCCATATTAGGTGTTGGGGTAGATGTAGGTTTCATTATTGTTGCCCTGTACTTTAATTACAAGACTTTTCCTGATTAGGCTCTCGATTATGAAACGCTCGTGTTCGTCAAATGTTTTTATAGAAATTAAACCTTTGAGACCTTCTAGGACTGCACGTTCTTCACGGCTGGTCCAAGTATCTAGGCTTCTAACTAGCTCGTTTAGTTTCATAGTTGTGATAGTTGTCTGCGTAGATCAGTTAACTGTTTGGTAACAGCAGTGATTTGATCTTGAATAGCTTTACGTTGTTCTTGTGTTTGTTTTTGTTGCTGTGCCATCATGGCACTTTGTATTTTTGGATCATTTGATGTTGCCGGCATAGTAGCCGCTATCTCGGCAGCAGTTTTTAAAGCACCTGTTCCAACTTTGCTAACAGCACCACCCACTGCTTGAGCACCTTTGCTAACAGCACCACCCACTGCTTGAGCACCTTTTGCAAGAGCTCCTCCTACTGCTGAGCCTACCCTGGCTATGCCTGCCGCACCTGCGGCTAAAGCTGGCAGGAATTCATTCAGTTGCTGATCATCTTCGTTTACTATGTCTTGTAGTCTCATTGTCTGCCCTCTATACTCAAATCTTTATCCACTATTGTGTTCATATGGTCCTGTAGTCTTTCAATCCACTTTTTATTGCGTAGCATCTTGTATACTAGGTTTTCTGTACTAAACTCACTGGCCGCACTTTCTAATCCTGCTTTACGCATACGTTTGATATCATCCCACATGTGTTGGGCAATATCGTGATCATCTTGTTTTAAAACTAGTTTAACTCTATCTCTATAGTTAGTGTATTTACGCTGTACATCTTCGCTGTCAATATCTATATCTGTACGTTCTGCTTGTGATACCCATTCATCATTTAGCACACTGTAAATGCCCACGCTGTGATGATCTTGTCCCACATCCTGTGCATATAGTTCTACAGGAATACCTCTAACTGTGATATCATGACGAGCATTGTAGTCATTTTTCTTAGCATCGAGTAACTGCTTGTATTCATCAGTATTGGGAACTTGAACTATAATGTGCAGATCAACGTCACTGTGGGTAGTATAACTATAGGCCGCATTACTGCCACTGATAGTGATGTCAACTACATCTAGTTCAACACCGATAAACTCTTCAAAGTGCTCAGCTATTTTGAGTAGACCCTGTCTAATCTCTGGAATTAACTGTTCGTTGGCAAATAGTTTGGGATTTAGTTCGTCGTGAAATGTCACAGCATTATCAATGCTGAACTCGCGCAAAATATCAGTAAACTCTTTTATAAGCATACTGTATTTAGCGTGTTAAAAGGCTAGAGGAGTTTTTAAAGTCCCAAGAACTTTATGATGTGTGGGAAGTTGACAGCATTGATCCAACCTGTGCCTGCGGCAAATGCCAGTGCAGCCATGACATACATCGTAATCTTGCTTTTGACTTTTTCTAGTTCGCCAATTTTATCAGCTAGTTCGTTATGCTGTGCTGATTGTTGTTCGTTTAGGTGATTAGCATGTTCATAATACTTTTCAGCATTAGTGCGATATTCGTCTGTCATCTTATCTAGTTGTGCCATCACTGCGTCACGTGTGTTATCGAGACAGTCGTGCATGTCTTTGACGTCTGCTTTGAGTTCAACTAGTTTTTCGTTTACGTTTTCAACTTTTGTTTCTAGTACACTTACTCGCTCTGGTAGTGTGGCTAGTTGTGCTTGTGCTTCTTTCGTGGCCATTGTTAGGCGTCTCCAATAAGTTAAGTTCGCTCAGAACTGTGTATATTACTGCGGCCTAGTGGTGTGTGATTGATAGTTGCCTATGCTATTATTTATGTCAATCAAGGTAAACTATGGTGTTTCGGTACTGACCGGCCTGTGTGTCAAACATGGGTATTGACAGATCAGCTGTTTCTTTAAGGCCAGTAATCATGGGTACAAAGTGCAGTAGTTCTACTAGCAGGCCTTCTTCACGTCCCAGTGTGTCTGTAAAGCCGCCATCGTACTCTATTTCAAAAGTAAAATCCCACATCAAATGTTGGCCTTTGTATTCATTGCCAAACTGATAGTCTTTTAGGTTGACTTCTTCAACTGTTGGACCCGTTCTATATAAGGGGTTTACACGTAGACCTATTACCTGTAACAGCATCTGAAAGTTTTGCTGTTGTTGCCACTCAAGCTCGCGTCCAGGTTCTTTCCTGTGCTGTTGTGTTTCTGTAATGTCTAGTAAGGTGAGTACTTTAAATCTCTGCATCAACTATTTAACAAGACTAGCCACAAGGTCTACAACATCTTGTACTGTTGTTACTTTCTCATGATCTTTCTCGTCAAACTCAATGTTAAACTTGTCTTCTAGTGCCATAAGCATTTCTACAGCATCTAGGCTCTGCACATCCAGGTCTTCTTTTAGATTCATGGTCAACTGAACAGCACCATCATTAAGGCGCAGTTCGTCTGTTATAAGTGCTATTACTTGTTCTGATATTGTCATGTTTTTCTAAATCTTAATAAGAGTGAATCGTCGTGGTCATTGGGATGAAAATCTTTTCTACAATAACTAAAGTATTTTTGAGTATTTTCTCTAACCATTCCTTCTTTTGCAAATAAAAACTGCCAGGCATCTTTTAGAGTAGCCCATTTAAACAGTTGTTGATCTGCATGTAAAAACTGAACAGTTGACTTGCCCACTGTCCACCAATAAAACATTGTAGCAAATATCATAGCCCATTGTCTAGTACTTTCTTTACCATTTATACTGCGCCAAAGATCAAAGCATACTGCTTTGTGTTCTACTTCTTCTACGCTGTGCCAGCGCCATAGTGTTTCAAAATGTGGATGCATACGTTTCATAAAAGATCGTTTGCGTAGATTATATCCACCAGTTAGTGCAGTAATGTGTTCCAACCCAACTGTGATTGCTAGACACATTTCTGGACTAAAATGTCTTTTGATCCAACTGAGTCTTTGTATGTGCTCCTGTGCGGCATGGTCAGCAGGTAGCCCTTGTTGTTCTAACCATTCGTTATATTGTTTGTGGGCATAGCCGTGCCAGTTTTCTTGTTTGATAAACTCATCAATCTCTGCTTTTAACTTGGGATCAGTTATGCTGTCTTTAAATGGTTTTACGCTGTCAATGAAGAATTTTTCACCTTCAGGGAAGATTGCGCTCATAGCATTTAAAAAATGTGTACGGAATGGATTATTGTCGCACCAGTACTTGGGTAAGTCTTGGCTCCAGTCTTGACGTAGTTGGTATGATGTAAACATACCCTTATTTATCAGTCAGTATAGCCGTTGCGGTATGGGTTGAACAAGTAACGATTTGGACCACCTAACAGTGCTTGACTGTTAGTCCAATCGTCTGTTTTAGTTGAGGTCTTGACTTGATTGGTCTTTGACTTGGCGGCTATCCATGCTTTGACCTGTGCAGGTGTTTTGGTTGGATTTCGTTGTAGGTACAGAGCGCATACACCTGTTACCTGTGGAGTTGCCATACTAGTACCGCTGATAGAAACTGCCTTGTTTGAGGTCTGTGCTTGTGTACCAAACTGATAAGCATAAGGACCAAAGCCGCTTTGTAAGCTAGTTGAGCTGGCAATGTTAGTTCCCGGAGCCACAACATCACAGCCTGGGCCACGTTCACTGTAACTAGCCAATAGTTCGTTTAGTGTATTGCCTGTTTTGGCAACAGTTACCTCAGCGGCAGTTACCTGTATAGTACCACGTGGGCTAGATCCTCTGTGATAGTAAACAGGAGTATTAGCTGGTTCAATGTTTTCAAATGATAACTTGTAATAGTTGTTGTAGTCAGCTCCGCCTGGCACATCTACCTTGTGTCCATAGTTGCCTGCGGCAGCACAATAGATAATGCCTGCGGCTTCACCGTCAGTTACCTGTGCATCAATACTGGGCACACGGAATCCATGTTCTGGTCCAACCATGCCATTGGCTCGTAATGGCGCAGTTGGTTTGTTGGCATAGCTGGTCAGCTTGCTTCTATAGTTGACGGCAGTAATGCATCGAAGTGCAGGACGATTAGGATCGCCTGTATAGTACCAAGCATAGCCCCAACTCATGTTTACCACAGTTGGACGGCCATTGCCTTTACGTTGGTGCCATAGTTTGATTAAGTCAAATGCCATGTCTGAACTAAAACTGGCCGCACCGTTGACATCATCAAATATACGCATACTGTAGATGTCAGCATTTTTAGCATAGCCGTATGTTTTACCACAGGCAATGCCTGCTACGTGTGTGCCGTGTTCGCCATCACCAAATGTAGTATAGTCATAAAAGCCTGTGGGCATTGTGCCACTTACACCTGCGGCTGTGAACCAGTTGATTTCTTTTACACGACTTTGTCCCTGTGCATTTAGAAACTCAGGATGATTAGTCTGTACGCCGTCATCCATGATGACGACATCAACACCTGTACCGTCTGCTTCGTACTCATAAGTAGTGCCCACAGTCTTTTCAGGTGCGGCAACACTGGTACGTCTTAGACCCCAGTTTACGTTGCGATTATCAAGTGTACCATCGCGATTAAAGTTGCCCGGGCGATTATCCCAGGTGCGCGGAGTTTGGACCGTAAAAGGTCGCATGGTTCTCGGATCAGGTTTTAAGTGTACTGCTTCTACACGAGGATCGTCTGCTAGTTTCTTAGCTTCCTCATCTGTGAGTACATAGTTGGTAATACGTTCGTTGAGTGGCTTGGCATCTGCTATATCAACTGGTCTATTAGGAATCGTGTCGCTGCCATGAGGAGCAGTTAAGTCCTCATGAACGCTGTCAATATCTGTTTCATTATTGGCAACGACCACGTACTCTTTCATTTTTTAGGCCAGTTAAGTTTTGCGTTTGCCCAATCACCAGCTAGCTTTGCACGAAAGTCATTTGGTTTCATTGTGCGAATACTGGCTCTACGTGCCTTTGCGGCTTCCATCTTTGCTTGTCTAGTTGAGGGTTGTCCGGCAGCTTCTCTTTGTGCTTTAACGACTGCGCTTACTCTTGCGGCTGTTGCTTGTGCTTTGGCTCTTGCGGCCAAGGCGGCTGTTGGAGTCATGCCTTGTGCTTTAAAATGTGGATTCATGTTATTTTTCCTTTATGGTGTGTAAATGCCTTCGCCGGCGTCAAACAGAGGAAGTACATTCCATGGGCCGGGTCCTAGAAGATTGTCAAATATTGCATTACCTATTTGATTAAGTATAACAAATGGACCGTCTTCAGTAAGACCTTGTCCGTCATCGTCTGCTACTGCAAATACAAACTCACTTACTTGTTGGAATGTTGGAGCACCTAGATAGTATAGTTCCGCGCCGGCAACTTCTTGTATAACTTTAACTACTGCTGAATATAAGCTACCCGGATTAGTGTAGCCGGCAGCCAACTGTCCTACGGTAGTATAACCGTCGAAGTCATTTGAGTCGTCGCTGTATAAGTTATAGTCTACTGAAAAATAATACCACTGTAGGTTACGTGTGCCAAAGTGGCTGGAAGGTTGTGTGCGCTTCCAGTTGGTTGTGATGATTGATTCTTGTGATTGTGCCATGATTATTTTTCCTTATATTAGCAACAGCAGTACCACGGATAAACTCCGTCGGTTACTTGACATCTGAAAACACTCCAGTAAGCACTGCCTATCTCGGGTATGTATGCATCTTGTATTGCACCTATGAAACGATCGGCAAAGATTGATTTAAAAATAACATCCGAGCAACATGACCACTGCACATCACCTGCTCGTCCGGTCCAGTGAATGTCATATAAGTAGGATGTTATATCTTCTTCGCCAGTGGCTGATGTGAAATCTTGAGTTGGTGCGCCAGGTATACCATAACTGTTAGGGGGATAGTCACCTGTGCCGTCTGCTGATTTTGCTTCAATGGTATCGCTTAGTTGTACCCAAGTTTGACTACCCTCCCAATCAAAATCTCTAGCATAGTATTTCTTGCCTGGTACAATACCACCAAATACTCCGCTGTTAAACTGTAACGGAATACCGGCTCCTATATAAAGTTGATTCTGGTCAATCAAAATCCAACCATCGACGTCAGTTTCTACAACAGTATATGTATCAGTGTCTTCTAGGTAAGCATAGTCAGGTTGTGCATCATCAGCTACGCCAATGATAAAATAGTCAGTACCCGGTGTGCCGTATTGGTGTTGCGGCTCTCCTAGATAATATAGTTCGCCGCCTGCGGCTTCTTGAATAGCGCGAACCATTCTATAGTAAACGCTGTCGTTGTCTTGATAGTCTGCGGCCATGCCAACATCGCCATCTAATGATACTTGATAGAAAGCTAGTTTGCGTGTGCCAAGGTTTGATGTATCAAAGGTTCTTGTCCAGTTTGATAGTATTTGTGGGTCGTTTGTGTATGCCATGTTGATAGTCCTTGATTAAGAGTTGTCGCCAAACGGTGGTATTGACGTTGCGGGCCATACTGTTGTTCCGCTGATATTAGTTTGATTTGGTCCGACTGGGCTTAGGTCACGAATACGTTTTTGTATGTCAGCCGCATCATTGATAGACTTGTCCATTACCACACTGATAATGCCGTCATTGTTGTTAGGGGCAAACCAAGCCAGAGGATTAAGTTCTTTAACAATGCTTTCGATCACACCGTCAATAGTGGCGTCGCCGCCGTAGCTGTCTTCTGTTCTTAGATCAACTGCACCTTCGTAGCTAACATAAATGTTGTATAGATTGCAGTTTGAGTTGTATAGTGTACCAACACGGGTGTTGGAGCCGTTAATTCTACCTATTGTTCCGTCTACTAGGTCTTGTGGGATTGCCATAATAAAAATTCCTCATTGTTTGCTCTGTGAGCTCATATTGTATTTATACAGCCAACAAAAAAGGACCCTAAGGTCCTTTAGTGTATAATCAGTTAAGATTATGCATCGTTCTGTGACTCGTCGCTGTATACTGTGAATCCAGCGGCAAAACCATTACCACTCAAATGCTTACGTGTAACAGTGCAACCAGTTCCAGTAGAAGCTTCGATAGCTAACTCTAGAGTCTTAGCCATGTCATTGTAACTACTGTCTAGTTCTGCAGTTTCTGTGATTGAACCATCATTGGCTGTGTCGCTTGCAACAACAATGATAAAGTTGCCACTTGCTGGCTCACCTACTGCAAACATTTCTGATTGCACTTGTGCGCCACGAACTGCTTTAGAAAACAAGCTGTCTGCCGCGTATGGGTTAACATGTACGTTTGCTAATGCTACGTTGAAAAAGCCTAACTGACGTGTGCTTACACGAGTTGTTGGCTTTGTTTGTGTCCAGTTTGGACTTGTATCTAACATCTGTGCCATAATATATCTCCTCTTTATGGGCGTTTCGCCCTTTGCGAAACTTGTATTGTATTTAGTTCGGTCAACAAAAAAGGACTCCTAAAAGTCCTTTAATGCTTCCCATCCCGAGTGGAAAAATAACTGATTAGTCAGCGTCGTGTGGTACGATATCAGCTTTAAGATCAGCTTCTGCGTAGTCTGAGTCAGTAACGAACTCGTCGGACCAAATATAACGCTTTTGAACTTGTACGTTACCGTCACCGATTGTGTCGTCTTCGAACTGCTCTAGAATTTCTTCTAACGATCTGCTCTTGTTATTGTAGTAGTAGCTATCTGTATTTCCGCCGTCGTTAGCTGTGTCAGCCGCAACTGCAATCATAAATCTACCCCAATCTTGACCAGCACGTGGGTGACCTACCATGATAACTTCCATTTGTGTTTGGATCAACTGTATTAGGCTAGCCATTTTAGCAGGGTCAACTGCGTAGCTAGGTGGTGTACGTGTTCCAACGTGTCCAATAGTATACCATTGAACTTTACGTGTACCAAAACGTGAATAAGGTGTTTCGGCTTTTTGCCAGTTAGGGCTTACATCGATCATTTGTGCCATAATATTTTTCCTCTTTAGGCTTAACCCGCACTCTGCGGATCTTGTAATATTATTTAGTCAAATGACTATTTTATTCTTCTACTGGGGGAGTTTTGCGGCTTTCTTGTACTTTATGTACGCCACGCTTAAACTTACGTGCATCGCCCGTACGAATAGCATTTAGGAAACGGCGCTCTAGTTCAGCGGCTTCTTCTTCGTTAAACTGCTGTTTAATCAAAGCCATAAGATTGATTGCGCTCTCTATGATATTGGCACCACGGTTTTCTATCAGTAGCTCAGTGTTTCGGCTGTTGCCTAAACTATTGAGTTCCTCTAGGATCGAACGTGTTCTTCTTTTCATATTAGTGTTTCCTGTAGTATTATTTACCCTAAGTCTATTATACAATACTGTTTGGCAAAAGTCAAATCAGTTGCATCTTATTGTAATCAATAGTATACTAAATACTCAGTAGAAACCATGAGTGACTACACACATACAGAGGATACACAAAATGAAATACTTATCAAACAAGATGCTGTCTATACTAGAACGTTTAACCGAAATGTTTCCAGGTAGCAGTTACCAAAGCCGCTTAGATGCATATCTGAGCACCAAAGGCATTACCGATGCCGCACAGTTGGAAAACTATATCCGTCAGTTTAACTACAAAAAGGAACAATATCTATGAAAACCGTCTTAAACTCAATCTGGTCATTTTTAGAAGCATTTGGACAAGCACGTTATGCGGCTAGTCTTGTTCGTCAAGGCAGAATCACTGAAGCTAAAGCTGTCTACGGATCTTAATAAATATTGGCATGAACTTGGTGTACATTCACGGGGCTAATGCCACTAGCGAAAGCTTCAACTATATTAAAAGTAAACTGGGCGGTGGGCTGGACCTTAACTACGACAGTCGAAACGGTTTTGAAAATAACCTAAAAGACATGCAGACAACTTTGAGTAGCCACACTGATATAGTGTTTATTGCTCATAGTCTAGGCGGCATTTACAGTCTGCATCTAGCCAACTCAATGCCCATGAGTGTTAAGGGTGCTGTAACATTGAGCACTCCATATGGTGGTGCTGAAGTAGCCGACTATGCTCAATACTTCTTACCGTTTAGTAGATTGATGCGTGATATTGGGCCCAGTTCGTGGGTTATGAAACAGGCCAGTAAGATTAAAATACAGCATCCGTGGACCAACATTGTGACAGTGAAAGGACAAAGTCCTTTTATGCATGAGCCCAATGACGGCGTGGTAACCATTGCCAGTCAGAAGCATCATGAGGATATGGAACTAGTAGAAGTGGATTACAATCACTATGAAGTTGTTCTAGCTGAGCCAGTGATTAAAATCATTAAAGAACGAGTAAAAAAGTTCGGAAAGTAGTTGCTTTTATTCGTAAAAGCATATATAATAGTAACATAGAGAAAAAGAAGTATCTATGTTAATACAGACATTACACACAGGAGATTATTATGTCATTCGAAACACCAAAACTACCAGAAGTTAAGTTCAATAAAAACGGATACGAAATCCGTGCAGACATCCTAGCATTAGCTAAAGATGCTGTCCAAGCTGAGTACAGCTACAAGTTCCAAGGTTGGGAAATGTCAACTGCCAAAGATGAAAAGACAGGCAAGTTGGTTACCACAGTTGGTATGCCAGAGTTTCCAGGAATCGACAAGGTTCTAGAAGCCGCTGAGAAAATGTACGGCTTTGTTAATCAAAGCACAAAGAAATAATATAAAATAACAATACGGGCATAGCCTTACTATAAAAGAAAAGCACCTTCGGGTGCTTTTTCTTTGGCTATGTGTAAACTTATTTATGGGCTACCGCGTTATATATATATGTAGGGGTAGAAATTCCTACTTAACCAAAAAGGAAATATCATGAAATTGATCGCAACTCTAATCGCAACAATGTTTGCCGCAACTGTATTCGCCGCTGAGCCAGCTAAGCCAGCAACTCCTGCACCAGCAGCCGCAACAGCAAGTGCCCCTGCAAAAGCCGAAGTTAAGAAGGACGAAAAGAAGCCTACCAAAAGTGAGCCTGCAAAGAAAGACGCAAAGGCCGCTACCCCAGCACCAGCCGCTAAGTAATCGTAGTTTAGATGACAACGATGACCTCATAATAGACGATGAGGTCACATTTGGTCGTAATAGACGAGCTGAAAACTTTGGAAGAATAGTACACGAAGATGATGAACCATTAAGTGACTATGTTATGGCTAGATTGGCAAAGGCTAGGGAACTAGCAATGGAAGCATATAGAAAAGCCCAAGCATAAAAGTGCTATGGGCTTTTTTATTAAATATTATATTAGGAGACTGCTATGAAAAGATTATTAGCTGTAGTATTATTAACTCTAAGCGCCAGTGCAATGGCACAACATCACGGACATCGAGGCGGGTTCAATCATCATCCAGGATACGGATGGGGTTGGTCAGTTCCCATTGTAGTCGGTGGAGCTATCATTGGATATGAGTTAGCTCGTACAAATCAGCCCACAGTAGTTGTTCAACAACCGCCTAATATCATATACTCGTCTCCGGTATATGGGCAGAATCAAACGTGTACACCGTGGACTGAAACACAACATTCGGACGGTTCTATTACTAGAACACGTACCTGTTCACAATAACTTATTCAGCGTTGGCGCCACACTTGGCACGTTTGGCTTTGGTTAGATCACCGTAGTTAACTGGCCATTCTTGTCCAGGTGCTAGTTCTATAGCGCCTTGTGGGAACTTGTATTGCACACCAGCAACTTTCATAATGTCAGCAACAGGCTTACGGAACACAGTTAAGTCATTACCAAGATTAACATATGGCTTAGTATGTGGAAATACCCAACCAGCAATCTGCTTAGTTTGATTGTTGATTACAATCTTGTAGTAACCATGTGGAACAATAACTCCATTACCGATAACGCCATCACCAGCGCCATACAATGCGCCAACGTATATAGTAAAGGGTTGGTTCAGTTGCACGGCCCACCCGCGGACTGATGTCTCTAACAACTTCCATATTCCCCTGTTTAAAGAACCGTGTTGTGGATACATGTTTGTCATTAAAAAACTTTCATACTCCACAATAGCTGACCAGCTAAGGTCTCCGTCTGGTGCCGCATGACCTTTGTCGTAACCTGTGCCAGCATAATCATCTGGACGAGCGCCTGTACCACCTAGGCTTTGGTCAGCAACAAAAGCGTTAGTACGGGGAAAGCAACCTAAGGCGTTCTGTGGTAGTAGTGTGTATGCTACGTACACTGGAATCTTTACAGGAGCATCATACGCTACTAGATATGCTTCACGGCAAATAGGAGCCGCAGGACGCTGTGTTTGTGCAAAGCCGTATGGGCTGTGAACGGCGCAGGCTTGTGGCGGTAGTGGAGCTCGTTGCTCCCAGGCTTGTGCTAGTCCTGCTGTTAATAGCAGAACTAAGGCTAATAATCTTTTCATTGTAGTACCTCTTTTAAGTACTACTATTTATTGCCAAGAAACCATTTTAAATCGCTCCTCTGGAATGCCAAAGTAACGGCACTTCCAACGGCTCTGTGCAAAGAAATCTAAGTGATGCCACTGATCTTTCTTAGCTAGGATATTCTGTGCCGCATCGTGCCAGTCTATTTGTGCTAGTACAGGTTCTACAAGTTTACGAATACACTCAGTTTCTTCGTAGACAAAGCTGTCCCATTCCCAGTGTAAGACTTCAAAAGCATTACCCTCACGATCAGCATAGTCCATAGAAAAGTCTAATCCCCACTTGGGACGTAAGGCTATGACCTTATTGATTAGGGGAAGTGTACGAGCCCAGAACTCAAGTTCTTCTAGTGCCGCCCCTGTATAGCCCTTGCGCTCAAATAAGAGACTGTGATTAAGATGTGCGCCTTCTGTTCTTGGTAGATGCGTAAACCAATCCTGTTTAAGGGCTCGCAAATGATCTCTGTGCTTTTTAGGTTTAGTTCTATTGCCGTAGGCAAAGTGTTGTTCCAGCTGTGTTAGATCGTAACCGTTTTGATCAAATAGATCAAGGTCTTCTATTGTGGGTTGGTAAAGCAGTTTTTCTATTGGCTTGTCCCAATAACCGTTTGCATCAAACTTATTATCACTTATTGATAACATTTTATTCTATTATTAGTGAGTATACAACTGTATCAATTACCCTATCCAAATTTGTACAGGACCCAAAGTACCTGTACCTGTACCTGTTCCTCTATCTGCTACGCTTAGATAGAAATCTACACTTGTGCCTGATATTTTTAATTTAACTGGTTGTTGATCATACTCTTGCACATTGAATGTATAACCATTCATTAAACTCTGCGCTGATAATTTTAAACTAGTAGGTTGGAAATCATTATACAGGGCTGTATACCCAGAATCTGCATATATGTTTAGTGATGCAGTGTCGACCCTGTTGTATACGAAACCAACAATACCTGTACCAGAAATTGTGAATTTTGGTAGGCTTTCTTGGGTGTAGATAAAGCCCCACTGTGATTGACCGCTTATTTTTAAATTAGCACTGGTTACTTGGTTGTATTCAGTTGTTTCATTATATACATTGTTGTATACTGAAGCAACACTGATTTTAAGATTGCCCTTCTCGTCAAAGTCGTAGCTTGCAGGACCATAAACGGTGTCTTGATCCGATCCAATATTAAGTACGCCAATGGCTTCTGTTCCTAATATCATATCTTATCCAAGAATAATACTATATACCAACGAAATATTTTGAAGTTCTGTCACGCTGGCAGCATTTAATGACACAAAAATTGTTATGCTTTGTCCAGTCCATGTAATAGGACTACCTGCATTTGAACTACTGGTAACAGTAGTGACAGTGACTGTATTAGTAGCTGAATGATAAACGCCTTCACCGTTTTCCCAACTAGCTCCAGCTGTTTGAGTTACACCGTATTCTATGATACTACCATCAGGTACGTTTGCACTAAATGTTCCATAACCAAGGGTAGCCCCAGTTAGAGTATATGTACCAGGCGAACTTGCCGTACATGTTTCTCTAACCCTATCAACCCGCAGTATGGAAGATACTTGTGTCATGTTATTAAGCGTTCTGTAATTGTATGGTCAGTGTAACGCGAATTTGGTCACCATCATTGGCAATCTGAATTGGAGCATTGGTAAATCTATTAGCAAATATCAAATTTCCTGAACTTGCTTGTGTAACAAAATATCCATAAATGTATCCTACAGCTCCTGTAAATGTATAGGTAATGGTGGGATATGTTGCAGTAGTTGGTATAGCTTCTACGAACGTAAAGTTATTGGGAGTTAGCGTAGTGCTAGTATATCCATATCCAACTACTTCAGTATAGTCGTTGGCAACGTCCGTTTCTGTAGGAGTTTTATTATTTGAATACAGTCTCAAAATTAATGTTTGAGGTGCTGACTGATTTACTAGATTTTGAAGAGCTATTTTTTCCCCTCGTTGTGTGAATAATACTGACATGTTCGTTCCTTAAATATTGAATATTTATTGCTTACATATTTAGCTATAGTAATAGCTGAATTGTACACTTAATCCTGATCCGGTGTTGTTGGCATTGCCAATGGCAGTAGTATCTACAGTGAGATAATCGTCTACTGCCATATTAAATAATCCAGTTGATATAGTGGTTTTTAGCGAGTTTCCGTCTATATTGATAGTCTTAACCACTGTTCCATTTTTGCGAACTTGTAAAGTAACCCCAATATCACTTGCTCGTGCTAATCTTGCTATAATTTTGGTTACAGTAACCGGTTGACTTGCATACCATCTTACAGTTCCTGTGTAGATTGTTAAATCTCCGTCTTGATACAAAAAAACAGCCTTGGTTAGACTTTCAGCTACACTGATATTATTAACCAAAATGTCTCCGGGCGTTGTTGTGTTACCGTCAACTCTTAAGTTCCCATTAACTATTAAATTGCCTTTGGCTGTAGTATCTACCCCTGTTGAGCCAATTGATGTTAAACTGCTTAAAGTGGCTACACTGGCTGTGATAAAACTGCTTAAATTGGGAGGTGTATACTTAAACTTACCTGTTGCATTATCGTATGCTACACTACCATTACCACTGGCGGCGCCAGGAGTATCCATGCTCAACGATGTAAGAGTTATGTAATTGTAACTACTTAATGTTGAACCTAGGCTTGCATTTGTTACATATGAACTTAGGGTACTAGTTAAACTAGTTGATGTTACGTAATTACTAGTTGACCATATTAAGTTTCCATTGTTATCAATGGTTAAAATTTGTCCGTTAGTTCCGCCCGCAGGGAACGCTTGCAGAGTTACTATACTTTCTACTGATGAAACGGATTTCTTAAGGTATACTCTGCCGTCATAGGTGTTTAAGGCTATTTCACCTAGTGCTAAGTCTGTAGTTGCTGGTACTCTGCCCGCAACTGCACTTCGTTTGAGTTTAACGACATTTGCCGCTGTAGCCATGTGGCATCCCTTTATAATCCGCTATATAGCGAGGTTTTATTACAAGAGTATATACTCTCACTGTATTTATTGTTTTAAAGGGATTAGGTTATTGTTGTTAATGCAACGCCGATATTGGCAATGGTATGATTGCTTGGACTTACATCGTCTAGCATACCACTTGATCCTACAGAGCTATCTAGTGCTAATACAGTGTTAGAATCTGTTACTACTGTGGTCGGTGGAGTGAATGTTGCTGAGTAACGGTGTATTTTACTAATTCTAATGTTGGCAAGTTGCCCAACAAAATTTTGGCTAATTGGGCTAGTACCGTCAAATGTTCTATCACCAATAATTATATTTTGTGAACTATTAGTAAATGTGCTACTACCACCATCATTACGTGTTAATGTCTGGGAAACTCCATCGATATAGGCCGTAACGGTAGATCCGTCTTTTTGTACAGCCACATGATGCCATGCGCCTGGTGTTGGTTGATAAAATTGTATTTGTGCATTACTTACATTTATAAAACCAGCATTGTGCCATATATCTAAACCACTAAAAACACTTTGTGCTATAACTCCGCGGTACGCATTATTGCCGGCATCTGGAAGTTTTTCCCACCATTCAATGCACCAATCATCCACTAGAATCCAATCTGTAGTCGTACCGGTTACTTGAACAAAACTTCCGGTGCCATCGAATCCAAGACTAGTTCCAGACGTTAGTGTTACTGGACCACCGCCAGATGCAAACCCGTTCAAGGTTACTCCGGCGTTTATAGTTACGCCTGCGTTTATTACTAGTCCCGTCATTAGTATGTACCGCCGTCCAAGTCAGCCCAAACTGGTAAACCATCCTGCAACTGTAGCGTCTGCCCGTTAGTACCAGCAGTTAGTTTGCTCAGTGTGTTTGAGGCACTTGCGTATAACAAGTCACCTTTAGCATAAGTAGATTGTCCAGTACCACCGTAAGCGTAAGTTACTACATTGCCCTGCCAAGTACCAGTTCCAATAGTACCTAGTGTAGTGATTGTGTTTTGTCCAACATAGTTTGTGCTAATGTCAATAGCGTTAGCACTTACGCTAATCCTATCAGTAGTACCAACTACATCAAGTACACCACTGGTGTATGTTAAACCATTACCTGCTACTGAACTTGCTAGCTGTACGTTATCCCCGGAGATTTCAATACCGTTAGCAACGTTAACTGATAATGTGTTACCAGTTTTAGCTAACCCATCGCCTGCTGTAATCTGTCCTGCACCACTGAACTGTACAAATGTTAATGCAGTTGTATCTAGTGTAATAGCACCGTCTGTGGTTAATACCCATCCGCTGTCAGCGTTAACTGTACCTTGTTCAACAAATGCAAACATGCCGCTAGTGACTTCGCCTGCTGGACTATTATCTGCATCAGTTGCTCTGGTCCATGCACCGCTGGCAACAACGTAAATACCGTTTTCGCTTGCAGTATCTTGATTCTTAACTAGAACACGATTACCAACTGCCAGTGCAACACCGTCAACTGTTTGTGTATTAGTTAGGGTAATATTGCCTGTTGTTGCCGCACGTACTGAATCTTTAACATCTAATCCTGAACGAGTAGCATCGACATAGGCTTTAGTTGCCGCGTCTTGTGCGCTAGTTGGATCAGCCAGGTTGGTAATTCTAGCACTGCTAACATTAATCGTACCAGTACCATTTGGATCAAATACAATATCACCATCTGTGTTAGTACTGCTGATTGTATTGCCAGTTACACGAATATTATTAACATCGACTTGTGTTAGCCCTGCAAGTGTAGTTGAACTTGAACCTAGGCTAATGTCAGTTGTACCAACTGTTACTTTGCTGTTGGCCAATCTAGCGTTGGCAATGGCAGTAAAGCCAGCGCCAATACTACCGCTTGTTAATGTGCCAACAGTAACAATGTCACTCGAACCAGCTTTTGGTGCCGCACCTACTGAACTGTAGTCGATAGTCTTTGCGGCTGATCCGTTATATGTGGCATTTAGTGCTACGCCACCACTATCACTAAATGTTAGCGAGTTAGCAACTTGATCTGCTGTACCTGCTGTGCTAGCCTTACCACTAATGTTAACTGCTAGGCTAGATGTAGTACCACTAGCATCACCTAGTGTAACTTGTGTAGTACCAATGTAGATAGTGCTATTAGCTAACTGTGCATTACTAACACCAGCTGACTTGATAGTTACATCACCAGCTGTTACTGTGAAGCTAGCTGTGTTAAATGACGCAACACCCAGTGTTGAACTTGTTGCAGTGGCTACGCTAAAGTCTAACTTGCCGTTTGGATCGTCATAGGTAACGCTGATGTTACTTTCACTGTTGGAGCTAACCATTGCTCCAATGATATCTTGTATTCTTTCTTCTTTAACTGTAACAGCACCAGTGGTAACTGTAAAGTCTGTTGAGTCAAAACTAGCAACACCAAGCACTGAACTAGTTGCTGTGGCTACACTGATTGCTACTTGGTTATTTGTAACTGCTGTGCTAATCGCACCAGAGCCTGCAAATGTTAAGGTATCAGTTAATAATGCTACTGTATCTGTTGCAGTACCGTCACTGATAGATAATGATGTGCTAACTGTGGTCCATGCTAGTACTGAACTGGCAGCGTTACCGACCCACGATAATACTTGTCCTGCTGTACCGCTTGTATTTGGTATTGTAAACTTAGGTAATACCAGCTGTCCCGTAGCATCAAATACCAAGTTGTCAGTACCGTTGTTAAGTGTAACGTTGCCTGTTCCACCACTTGCACTAATGCTTGTAATACCAGTTAGTGCTGAATCTAAGTTAATAGTTTGTGCTGTGCCGCCGTTGTAAGTTGTACCTGCACTGCTTAGATTTAAGTTAGTACCTACAGTTAAGTCTGCTAGATTGTCGCCTAAGCTGATATTACTGATAGTACTGTTAGCCAACATAGTGTTAGTGACAGACCCTGAGTCGCCTGTGCCAACTAATGTACCAGTAGTTGTTGGTAGGGTGAATGTAGTTGTTCCAGCAACGGCTTGGGCCTGTAATACTGATGTTCCACTTGTAGATCCATCAAATGTTACGCTTAATAAGCCTGCTAGTGTGTCATTGTCTCCGCTAGCATCGCCTAATGTTAGAAGTGTACTTCCAAGATATGTAGTTGAGTTTGCCAGTTGAGTATTTGAAATACCACCAGATTTAACATCAACATCACCAATAATACCAACACTAAATGTATCACTATCAAATGTTGCAACACCAGTTACGCTAGTAGTAGCAAAACGTGCTTTAGTTTCTACTACATAATGTGTGCTAGATTTTGATAGTGCTGTTGTGATTGCACCAGCATCGCCGCGGAATTCTATATCATCTGTTAATAAGTTGAGAGTAGCATCAGTACCAGTATCACCTGTATGTGTTCCTGCTTTTAAACTTAGTGTGCTTGCCGCTGCCGCCCAGCTTGTTGAGCCATCTGTGTTGGCTGTGAGTACATAACCCGTTGTGCCTGTTCTTGAAGCAGGTAGTGTAAAACTACTAGCACCTGTATTAATCTGTACCTTACCAGTACCGTTAGCTGATAATATTACATTTAAGTCACCACTAGTAGTACTTAGAGTATTACCGTTTAGTGATAAATCATCAACTAGAAGTTCGTCTAACTTTTTATTACCGTCAACTATTAATGCAGAGCTAGCTGTAAGTATACCACGTTCGTGATCTAGTAGGTCTGTAAAATACTTACCACCAATAACAATAACGTCATTGGCATTACCCGTGCCGCCGTTAACACCGTTAGCACCGATGAATAACCTGTCGCCACCATTGCTAGTTGGGTTACCGCTAGCAGTCAAATAGCTATAGGCTAACTCACCCAGTTTTAACGATGCTGGTGCGCCACTAGTACCTGATCGTTTAATCTTTATAATATTTGCATCATTAGCCATTTAGACCGCTCCGTTTGTTAGAAAAATCCGCCATCCATTTCATCGGATCTTAAATTTCTTATTGTATCCCATCGCTGATTACTAGCATTATAAATCAACAATGCACCATCATTTAATTCTGCACCGCCTGCTGTAGAGTTGACGTCTGGGATATCTACTACAGTATTTATTCCGGCCCCTTTACTTACGCTTATCGCGCCAGAACCGTCAATACTGATGTTTGCACCAGCTTTTACTACACCTAAAACACTAGTTGTTGCCGTAGGAACACTGATAGTTCCGTCGGGCGCAAGATTGATGTTACTGCCTATTTTTACAACACCTGCTACTTGGGCGCTGGCAATGTCGCCTGCATTACCTTTTTCGCCTTTTTCACCTCGATCGCCCCTGTCACCCTTGGGACCAAGTACATAACCAGCATCGATTGTAGTTAAGTCGGATCTTGTGATTATTAAATGACCAAACTGATTAACTGTGGCTGTGGTCACGCTTACGCCGGTATCACCTTTATTGCCAGTGTTGCCTTTATCACCTTTTGGGCCAACAATAGGGCCAATATCGTTCCAAGCTGTTTCTGTCAAGTTCCAGAACCATAGACTACCATCTTGGTGTGTTAGTCCGTCACCTGTAGTTACAATCCAACCATGGCCTGCGTATAGGTTAGGATCTAAGGGAGTTGGTGGTAAATCAGCGATTGTAGGCTTTGTGCCCTGAAGGGTTACACTGACACCCTGTGCGCCGGTATCACCTTTATTGCCAGTGTCACCTTTATCGCCTTTGTCTCCAGTAAACCCGCGGTCTCCTCGATCGCCCTTGTCACCAGTAAAACCTCGATCGCCCTTGACGCCTTGAATACCTTGTAGGCTAGCTAGCCATTCTTGTTGTGTGCCGTCAAATCCGTTTTGTCTAGCTATTTCGTAGGCGCTGAGTCCATTGGCACCGAGGTTAGTCTGTAGATAATCGATAGCTGATGTAATACCGCCAAGGTCTGTAACAAATGTATCAAAGTTACCGTTGATCTTACGGAAGGCTTCGCGAACAGTATCGCCATCTCTAGCATTGGGTGTACCAAGATTGATTGTTTCGATTGTCACTATATGCTCCTACTTGTTATCATACATAGTTCGATGAGTGTGATGCATAGGCAGTGGCTATTTGACTATCAATTTGTATATAATCCCATGCTTCTATCCTGCCTACTTGAATTGTAGCAAGACCTTCTGCTAAAGTATAGCGATTAAACAAGGTTATACTAAGAGGTGTATCTGTTTGATTTATCAAAGTCACATACTGCCAAACATTAGTGTTGTTTGCTACAGTGTACCAGTCGCTGGTGTCTGCTGGAGCTCCGTTAATGGACATCAATGTCCATCCTTCATATCCGCCGCTATAGAAATATCCGGTACCTAAACCAAAATTAGGGCCAACTCTCTCACGAGAATCAAGCAAATACCGAGAATTGTTCTGCACGTCTATTATTTTAATCCACATGCCAATAGTCTTTACATGCTTAACAGGTAGATACACCGCAGAGGTTTGGGTGTCAATAAGAGTTATTGTTCCACCCTGTGCTAGTGAACTGGTAAATGCTCCCACTACGGTGGCCGAGGTACTACCCTCGTCTGTATCGTTTGGAATACTGGTGCCGCCGTTAGTAGCAATGTAGTTTGGATTCAAACTAATAACTTTGTTGCTTGACGGTACGGGTGGGGTTTGACTTGTATCGTTGACTACAACCCCAGGGAATACTGCTAAAATGTCGTTGCTAGTTGTACTAACTTTGCTAACACAGGCGCCATAAGTTTGTTGAGCATTTTGTGTAGTATTATTAGCATCAACAGTAATAGTAAAAGATCCTCGATTTTTTACAATAGTAAAAGTCCCACCAACGGCAGTAAATCTTCCAATGTCTATATTAAAACGATTCCTTGCTTGCCAATATAATGTTGTACCGTCAGGTATACCCCAAGTCACTACATTGAATGTTGCTGTGGCACCTTCGTCAATGCTAGTTGGACCTGTGATAGTCGCCGACTCTACAGGATTAAATCCCGGGCCAGCTGGATTGTAGAATAGTAAGCCGCTGAAGTCTGAAGTCTTTGCTGTCATAGTCCGTACCTTGTTTTAGTTCTATTGTATTCAGCAGTAACTTCTAATTGTGTAAGTTCTCTATCATAGGCTATAGCTCCGCCTATTTTACCAGTAATAGGAAATTGATAGTCGCGAGAGTGACCTAATTCAAATATAGCATCTCCTGACCATTGTGTTCCTGTTATGTTGGTATTGGTTCCCACTAAGGCGCCGTTTAGATACAATGAAGAAGTTGTAGAGTTTGTAGCAAATGTTACAAGTGTCCAGTTGTTGAAATAAGAACCGTAACTTACTTCTATATCATAGGTTGTGCCGCTGTCTACTCTGGCTTCTGTCCCGCCTTGTATCACTACAAAGTAGAAATTAAAGTCATTACCTCTCCAACCACCTACTTGTTGGATAAATCCTCCTTGAGAATCAAGATTGACCCAAATACTAAAAGTAGCGTTAGGTGCCAAATCCCTAATGCCAAAGCCACTTTCACTGCCAGCTATATCAATAAACTTTGTGTCGTCTCCAGGAAATACAAAACATCCCCCAGCGTCACTGCTCCAATTAATTCCACCATGCAAAGTAGCGTTACGGGCGTGAGTTGAACTATCTGACCAGGTAGTACCCGATGTGTAAGTACTGGCATCTAATTCAAAAAGAATAGATAAACTAGGAGGCGGAGTGTAATCATCACTCCAACTAATACTAAATGAATTTAGGCCAGTAGCATTACCATATTGTACACGAATAGGATAGTATTGACCTGCTGTTAATGATATTGGATCACTTGCTGTTTCGCCTAACCCACTCCAAGTCCATATGTCGGCATTGACTGTTGTGTAATTTGTTATAGCTTTATTGCCAATCCAGAAATAACTTTCGTCATCGCTGGTAATATAAAATGTATAGTTAGCAGTATGCGGTGCTCTAAAGTATCCTATCCATTGGAAGCTAACCAAGTCCACACCTATGTCTGGTTTAGAAAAATCTGTTACCTGTATGCTTTCAACTGGTGTTTGAGTGTCGAACCAGTTAGGTGAGTTAGTCTGTTGGCCGTTTCCGCCAGCAAATTCAACATCCCCAAAGTATCCGTTGTATTGTGAACGCCATAATCCACTTAATATATTAGGAGTAGCCTTCCAAGGACGGCCTTGCACTAGCCCACCCACGTTAGGATTGTTAACAATGCCATCGCCACTGTACTTTGTAGGTAGTAAGTCTAGATCGTAGTAACGTAAGTCACGATAACCTTGTGTTCCAACTAGCTGACGCTTAGTCTGTGCTAATTCTAGTTTAGCAACTTGTCGTAGTTCTTTAGTTGCCAGTGTTGATATGCCGTTAGCTGCCATTATTTTAATCCTCTGTCAATATTTAGCTTAAATATCTTTATGAAACCTGTATTGATGATACATGAGATTACAGATGCAATTTTTAACTTGCCCTTAGCTGATTATCTGCTGACTTTTGACGATGGGACTCAAGATCACTGGCAGTATTTTAAGCAAGTGCAGGCTGTTCCTACAGAAAAGATTTATTTTATTATTACTAATCGCATTGGCACAGAAGGTTATCTTAGCCTAGAACAGATTAAACAGATGAGTTTAGACCCTATGGTTACCGTTGGTGGACATAGTCACAATCACATTAGGTTAAACTCATTTGATACACTAGCTGAAAAACTAGCACATATTAAACAAGATACTGAAAGTGCCCTAGTTTGGTTTAAAGAATATCTAGGGCACACACCCAATGCATTTTGTTTGCCCTATAACGAAGATGTTGGCGATGTGTATGCTATTTGGCTTCGAAGTAAAGGGATCAGCAAGATCTATGCAGGTGAAAGGATAGTGTGTGAGCATCTACTTTCCTAATACGCCCGCTACTTTTATACATGTGCCGAGAACCGGCGGTACTAGTTTTAAAAATTGGCTAGTGACTAATAATATTGATCATCGAACAGTAGCACAGCCTGCATGGGAACCGCAAAATGTTAATGTTGCACCTGATCGCAACTATATTAATCAACTGCATCCAAATTTAGGAACAGTTTTTACATTTGTTAGGAATCCTTTTGACCGTTTAATTAGTCTTTATCATTATATGGGACAATGGGCCGAAAATCGATTAACAGAAAATAAACAAAAACTAGCCGCAAGAGTTCCTTTTGTTAAAACATTTCCCTATCAAAGTGATAATTTTATAACTGCAATACACGACGATATGCGTCTAGTTGAATATTACAATCTAGGATTCAACTATTGGATCAATCATGTATTTTACAATAGGCGAGACATATATGATAAAACAGGACAGGGAACTAGACACATCATTGATCACTTTTGGCGGGGTGAAACACAGCTGAGTTGGTTCAACGGCCAATTACCCAATATTGTGATCAAAACAGAACAGCTTGGGGAACAGTTTGATGCTATACAACAGTTGCTCAAATGTAATGTGCCGCTGCCTGTTGATAATGTTAGCAGGCACTTGGATTACAGAGAATATTATTCTACTAAGACTAGGCAGCTGGTAGAAGCTGTCTATCAGGAAGACTTAGCCGCGTTTGAATACAAGTTTTAATGCTTCTGCATTATTGTATCCAACTTGATATCCTCTATATTTCAATAGTGTAAGCATTGCTTCTACGCTACGAGCATCAGGAAACTCATATGTTTCTGTAGCATATCCGCTTAGAGCACCTGTTTTAAGTTTAACAATGTCATCAGCTAGTTCAACAAATATATTTGGTTCAAACGAAGGTTGTATTTGTGAGAAAGTCCAATCTGTGCTAGATGGAACTTCAAAGAAGTATAATTCCTTTACTGTGCTATTGGGTTTGGGTCTACAAGCAACTAGAGCCGCTTCTGCTAGAATCCTATGATCTCTATTCATATCACTGATATTATGTGTATACACAGCATCGGGTTTTTCTAAATCAAATAGCCGTGTTACAAACTCAGATGTTTCCTTAATGTCCAATGTTAGATCAGCATTAGACCATATCCGCCATTTGGCTCCTGCCGCTTCACAGTTGAATATAAAACGATCACATCGGGCATTGCCTACATCTTCTGCGCCAGGGCGTTCTCCATTACACATGCAGAATACATGAACATCGTGTCCTTCACGGGCAAGTTTAACTATTGTGCCGTAAGGACCGTAGGCTTCGTCGTCTGGATGTGCTATTAGAAAAACTACTTTCATGCCAATACCCAGTCCATTCCTAATTTTTTATACAGCAACTCAGCAACCATAAAATCTTCTTCGTCGTCAATGTCTATGCTTTCAATCTTGTTTAACACAGTGAAATAAGGTTTATCGCCTACTATGTTACCTGTAGCGGCTAGGGTTGCAGTCTTAATAATACCCACAGCCCAGTTTAATGATACAATGTTAGGTAGTTCTTGACTGCGAGGAGTTTTATTACGGTCATAGTTGAGGGACTTGCCCTCTTGCCATAAAAACTTCTTTTCAGGACTGACTGACACAACACTATCTATATTAGGATAGTCTGTTTTAATCTTGTCAACAGCCGCCTGTAGGGTTGATAATTTTAATAGTGGCTGAACAACTTCTGAGTTTATCATAAACTCAGCAGGACATGCCTCTGCTAAATTTTTATAAAATAAATCGTTAGATATTTCTCCTGCGTAATAAGGATCTCTATGATGTATCCGTACTCCGTGTGACTCTGCAATCTCAATACATCGTTCACAATCAGTACTAACGATAATATCAGCTAATCCTTTTAGCTGTTTTAACATGGTTAGTCTAATATCCAATAGAGTAGTGTCAGCAAACGGTTTTGAGTTTTTTGAAGGTACTCGTTTAGATCCTTTTCTTACGGGCACCATTGCAATAATATTCATTTTATTTCCTTTTCTGCATCCATAAACATTGCAGATACAGTGTCCATAAAACCACCATAATCATTAATATCATATTCTTTAGCGTTTAGATAATTTTTGTTTCCTAGTATTCCAATAACCATATCTTTATTTTTTAAAACATAACTATTAGATAAATGTTTATCAACATAAATTCCGTAAGCGAGATCTAATCTACCAAACATTTTATCAACAATATTTGGAAATTTAAGATAGGGTTTTACAACTCTATCGTAAAATTTACCCTCTACAATAATATGTTGTACGTTGTTTTTAAATAGTTCAGCACTAGGAAATTCTATATCAATTGTTTTATCTAATCCCTGCACACGAATATCTGCCAACACATACTCCCAGGGAATGGGTGATACTATTTTAGTAGGTAACCACATTTCTTTTGAAGTTTGTTGTGCTCGTATAGCTCTGCCCAAATATCGGTGATTTCCTAATTCAATTTTTAATTGTTTTGTTTCTTCAATGTTCCATAAAAACAACGGATCATACATTTCGTGTATATAAAAATAAAATATTCCGTTTAGTCCTGCCCAGGACAAAGTTTTGTATACATTACTAGGGTTCATAAAATGAGATAGTAATGTATATTCGTTATACCATCCTAATGACCTATTACGTAAACTTGCAAGTACTTCTGCATTGTATATGTAAATCATAACATATCTTTGATAATATCATCAAGTGAATGTTTTGGCTGATAGTTAACAGCATTTCTAATTTTATCTAAATTAGGTACTCTATACATAACATCTTCATATTCTTTTGAAAATGCCTGATCATAGGCAACATGTTTAATTATAGATGTAGATCCAGTTAGTGCAATCACTCGAGCGGCCAATTGATTCATAGTAACAGGACTGTCATTGCCGATGTTAAACAATTCTCCTGTTACTTCACTTACTTTGACCAAGGCAGTGATAGCATCGTTGATATGGCAAAAACTTCTAACCTGTTCTCCAGTACCGTGAACTACAATGTCTTCACCGTTCTTTGCACTATGAATCATTTTTGGTAAGACCATGCCGTAGTCTGCTAATTGTCCTGGTCCAGTAACATTAAAGAATCGAACAATAGTATAAGGAAATGAGCTAGCACGTATCATAAACTCACTCATTAGTTTACTAGTAGCATAAGCCCATCTTAGTTTACTTGATGGTCCAATTCCACTAGCATCATCTTCTTTAAATGTAGGGCCGTTACCGTAGACTTCGGATGTACTGCTAAAAATTACAGGCTTCTTGGCACGGTCTAACAGAGGAATAATTTTATTCACTAGAGCAACATTGTTGTAGACAGTTAACTTAGGTTCTTTATCTCCGTATTCTACACCAACTGAACTGGCCAGATGATAGATTCTATGTTGTCTTGCACAAATTTTTAAAAACTCGTTGTCATCTATAGTGCTTAGGTCTGCTTCTATAAATTCAAATAGGTTTTTGTATTCAGCAAAGTCTTCTAAATTAATTCTAGCAGTCTTAAGGTTATCAATAATAGTGACACGGTTCTGTCTTGTTTTAAGTAGAGCGTGTACTAGATTCTGGCCTATGAAGCCCGCGCCGCCCAGAATTAAAATGTTCATAAATTTCCCCTAATGTTATTTCTTCTGTGTTTATCTCTGTGAGATTGATTAATGCTTCAACTACGTCATCTATGTGTGCTATATAATGCATCTTGTTAGGATCTGTAGGTTTGTATGCACGACCGTCTATACATCTCTTAATAAACATGTCATCATGCATCCCTGGACCATATACACTAGGTATTCTGTAGTTTTTATAATCATGTCCGCTGAATTCAATATATGTTTCCATACAGCGTTTTGCTATATTATAACATCCTTGAGCTGTAGATACAAGATCCGTTGCACCTTTTGTGGAAGAATTGACAAACAAAGCACTAGGACATATTGCCAAAGCCTGTCGAGTAGCATCTATTATAGTATCCATAACTAAAATTGGGTCTGCTGTTATTATTTCAGACCTGCTTGGGCAAGCCAAATGATATACTCTATCACAGTCCACTTGCCTAAAGTCACGGCCTATTGGATAAACCACATGTCCACAGCGAGTTAGGGCTTCAACTAGATGTTGCCCAATAAATCCCGAGTAACCAGTGACTGCTATTTTTTCCATACTTCACCGTCCCAGCCCAATCGAACAAATGTCGCCCCAGGTTTACTTAATGCTGTAGCAATAGACTCTATAAACGTACTACAGTCAGGAGGATCAATTAGCGGAATATCTAATGCCTGCATTAACTGCCAATCATCGTTAACTAAATGTCCTCTACCACAGATGCTGTAACATCCGTTATGGCCTGCATTGACAAATATGATACTGCCGTAGTTCTCTGCCCAACCTTTGATATTAAGTTTAATTTGTTCGTAGGCTTTGTAAATTACGAAACCAGCTACTCCGTAGATAATTACTTTTTTGCCTTGGCTTGCTAATCCTGCGGCAATATTAACCATGTTAGGTTCTTGTACGCCACAGTTGATTATTTTGTAGTTGCCCTCTGTCCACTTCCACATGTCAGCATGTAAAAAGTAAATTTCTTTGGAAGAGTCTTCTAGGAATTTATGTAGAGTAGCCCGCATTTTTTAACCATTCTCTGTATGTGATGCCTTTCCTTACCTTAAGGATTGACTCAGCTGTTATTTTTAATTCTCGATCTTCTGCACCTAATCCGCTTAGAATGTAGTGCCAACTACGTGCAGGAAAAATATGATTCTTTCTGTGTTTTTCTATTTCTAGTTGTTTAAAAGAGTCCCAGTATTCATTAGTCTTGTTAGAAAACCGATAATATGCGGCAATGAAATCAGTTACAGCATCAAACTCTCTATTGTATTCTGAGTTGTAATATTCTTCAGTGATTTCATTATGTATTAATCTGTCTAATAGTTTAATACCAAACGATGTTAGGTATAGTCCTGTTGCTTCTAAAGGCTCAATAAAGAAACTGCTGAGCCCAACGGAATATATTGTTTTGTTATCTTGATGTCTAATGTGGTTAATGTTACGCCCTGTTATCATAGGCACGTTACCGATCTTGTTTTGATCGATCTTATAATTAACTTTGCTTTCTACAAAGTCGATAAATTCTTGTCGAACATCATATTGATCGTCATGTATGTAACCAAATGTAACTACATTTTTTAATGGAGTGTTCCATATCCATCCGTGGCTTGCGGCAGTTAGTGTAGTATAAGCAACCTGTTGTGTGTCGATGTCACTGTACTGTGCTCGATAGACAAAGGCACGATTGTTAGGTATTATATGTTTAATACTCTTAAAGTTATCAGGTTGACCTTTGTTAATTAACACTTTGGCAAAACCTGTACAATCTACAATATGATCATCCGCTATTTCACTTGCGTCACTAATCGATGTACGTTGTATTGTGAGATTAGCAAACTCTCTAAATTTTACATCTAACCAAGCGGCTAATTCTCGAACATCAAAGTTAACAGCAAGATCACTATAGTTATTCAATATGTTAGGATCAAGTTTGTCATTCTGCATCATCCATTCTATCTCAACTGACTCTTTGTCAGTTAGTCCAAAAGGGTGATAGAAGTATTGGCCAGTGTCTGCCCAACCTTCAAAACGTGCGCCAATCTTTAAACTGCCGTTAATATCCTGTAGAATATCTTTTACACTTACACCTAGGTCAGCTAAAAAATTAGTAACATCTGGTACCGTTGCTTCGCCTACGCCAATAGGTTTATTGTCTTGTGGATAGATCCATGTAATATCAATCTCAGGGTGTTTCTTGCAGAAATATAAGACTGTCAGATAGCCTGAAGTTCCGCCACCAACGACTGTAATTCTTTTTCGTCCTGTATTTTCCGGTAATGCCATTTTTTAATATCCTTTTCTATACTGCTAACTCCGTGTCCTTTTTGTGTATGAAAAACAAATACATTAGGAACTGTAGTAACTGCATTTTTATATGCAGTCTTAATTTTCATTTTATCATGCCCATCTACTTCTTGAACAAACCAGCTATATTCTTTAAAAAATTGTATTGTAGGTTTAATTTTTAACACATCACTAATAGAGCCAGTGACCTGTGCATTATTGTAGTCAATAGTTAAAAATATATTTTTAATATTATGATGTCCAATAAATTGGATTGCTTCTAATGTATTACCCATCTGTAGTGCGGCATCGCTGATATTAACCCATACTCGCTTGTTGGTAGTCATTGCAATACCAATAGCAACTCCCAAAGCATTGCCCATTGTTTCTTCACTATAGTCTACAAACTCAATCTCGTCATGCTTGACTCCAATGTTAAGTCCTTCAATAGTTTTAAGATAACCCAACTTACGCCATATAAGATAATATGCTTGGCTACCAAAAGGTTTACCTAATACTATTTTGTCATTGGGTGTAACAATCTGTTCACTGAATAACACATCAACATAGTCAAGCATACTCATTGCACTTGGAATATGAGAAAGTCCTTGTTTAAAAGAATAAGCTAATAATTCTTGTTTCATAATTTACTAGATAATTTGTGGTAAACATCTGCACCTTTAAATGATACTTCAAACGGCAATACAATTCTTAGTGTATCTGTAGTGTTAGGATAGGTTCCGTGATTTAGCCAAGCAGGAAAAATAATAAGGTCTCCAGATTGTACTGCTACAGATTGATACTTGTTATCGTATCTACGATTATCACTTATTGGTTGCATTTCAATTAAGTCAGTGTTAGGATCTACAAAATAAATGTCCCCCATGCCAGGTTCCATTTGTAGATAAAATACTCCTGTTAACCACATTGGAGAATGGTTATGTATAGAGGCATAACCTCCTTTTGGATACTGGTTAGCCCATAAGTGACATATTCCAGGTCGCCATTCAGTAGAGTAATCAAGTTGTTTCCAATATTCTTCAATTGATTGATTTATAAAATCTACAACTGGTTTAAACACAGGGTCTTTGTGCAGATCACTAACAGCATCATGTATTCCTCTTGCACCATTTTCCAAGTTGCCTTTTTTGTACTCCGGGTATTTTGCAAGATATTCTGTGGTACGAGCTAATATAGCGTCCCTATTATAATCGCCACTAATAGTTGTCTTATACAACTGTGTTGGAAATAGATTAATTATTGTCATTTGGTTTAGTCCTTGAAAGATAAAAGTCGCCGCCACAATAATCCCACTTGCATCGTGTTCCAGTTTTATATAGCACTGACATTTTACTAAGTGCTATTGGATCAGTTATTAGATTAGTATATGGAATTTCTGGGAACTTTCTTATGTATCCTGTCATATGTATTCCGCAATTAAACACATTACCGTCGCCGTTAATAGTTATAGTTTCTGTTCCTGCCGCGCACTGCCAGTTTAAACAATTTACCCCGTCTTTGAATAGATCATTTGTACTGTAGATTTTGCCATCTATATTATAAGACTGTTCTGTCTTATTATGTTTTTTATAAAACTCTAAATGTTGTTTGTCAGTTTCTTCATTATATGCATAGGCATATCCAAAGCGATAGACCATTTCCGAATTGATGATATTGTTATATGTCAAAAACTCTTCTACGTGATTATAAAACTCCGGTAGATACTCTTGAGGGATAAACTCAAGCATTACATCAAAATTGTGTATTTGATAGTTAGTGTCTACTAAATGTTTCCAATTTTTTAAAAAGGCTTTTAGTTTATAGCTTCGATTTCTTAATTCTAAATAATGAAAAGTAACATCCAACTGGTCACAATACTCTAAGATTGCTTTTAATCTATCAACTGATACAGTTAAATTAGTCTGCATCTCGTTGTAGGCAATTATACCAGTTTCTTTGCTTTTTTCTTTAATATACTTTAGTACATCTACAACTCTAGGGTGACGAGTTGCTTCGCCGCCGTGATAATAAAAAACTACACTTTTAAATCTATGTTTTTGAAAAAATTCAAATAATCGATCGAGGCTTGCTGTAATATCTGAATAGGAATAATGTTTTCCTCCGTTCCAGTGGCAGTAACTGCAATGAAGATCGCAGGCTTCGGTGATTCTAAATGTCACTTGGTAATTGACATCTTTGCCGCCACTTTTATTCAAATTGATAGCTTCGTATACATCTGTTGGTTGTATACTGCCTGCTGTTTGTAAGTAAGTGTTACCTATAATCTTAATTGGGATCATAGTTGATTATACACTCTTTTATTATAAAATACAAGATTTTGAGGTACAAAACAAATCTGTCCTGCAAGTTTTTGTACTAGCCAAATACCACTAAATCCGTTGATGTTGTTTGGAACAAAGTTAAGTTTAGTTGTTAATTTTTGTAGAATTGGTAAAGTTTTAACTGTAAAAGTTGAGCGGATATGTAGCTCGTCAATTTTGTTTATTTGTCCATTATAGTATTTGCGCTTGACATTGGTGTTAGCTTGTTCAATCGTTAAATTTTCATAGATTTGATAAAGGTCGCCGTCTTTATTTAAAAATACACCCTCAGCAACCAATGCATCAAACAATTCTCTAACATCATCTAAACTGATAGGTTCAAAATTTTCATTGTATATAAAATTCTTATGATAATCTAATAAATCATATAAGTTAAATGCTTCTTCTGATTGTATCATTAATTGTTGAAAGTCTGTATTAGAGATCCAATCTTGATAGATTTCATGTAGGAACTTATCCAGATTATGATTAGGAAGTTTACTCCATTCTAATCTATGATACATGCCTTTATGAAAACAGTTGAGATGGTAATGCCATTCAATAATATCAATCCAACCATTGCCGTCTTTATGCAGTAGAGTTTCGCAGGGCATGTCAAAAAACGGAGTATTTCTTTCAACAAAAGAAAAACTGATGTCTTGATCCTTTTGGCAACGAGGGTTGACTTGAAAACTTGGATGCCTAGTTAATAAATTAATTTCACGCTGGTTCCTAATATTGTTTATAAAAGTTACAATATTTTTAAATTCTGTACTCTGTAGATACTCTACTGTGTTAACGTTATACAACTGCATGATGGCGTTCTTTTACATATCTAAATAATTCTACAAAATATTGATCGTCTTTCATCTCTCTGCCAGTGATTTTAAAACTTTGTACACCAAGGCCCATTAGTTTATTAAGATGCTCTTCATCAATATCCATACAGTTATATTTGCTAGGAATATCCGGATTGAATTTTGGAAGCCAACATTCTTCTACTTCTACACTATACGGCCTGCCCGCGGTATTTTCATCTGCGATAGCTTTAAAATGTTCGTCAAAATATTTACATCCCCATACGCAAGTATCGTTGACCATTACTTCCCATTTGGTTCGATCAAGTTCAACTGCTCGAGGATCAAAAATGTGTTCAAATCTAGGAACTATCCAATCATACTTGCTTTCTAAATCTTTATAAAAAGCAATATCGCTGTCTTGTAAGGGAATGTTTAATAGACCCATTCCTGTAATACTGAATATTAATTTGTACTTGGGAAAGTTTTTTCGAATATAAGCTCTAAGTTCGTCATTAATTAATATGATACAGTTTCCTTCTTTATGAAATTTCTCAAGGAGGTGATTACCTGTTTCATCATCTAAGTTAATCTTATGATTGGTCATAGTAAGGGCAATTTTTATTCCCTTACTGTAATAATAATTAATTAGGCCATCAGTGTATCCGATGTCTCTATTAATTCGTCCGCCATTCCATCTACATTTGTTTATACCGTCATAGACAACAAGCTCGGCTGTTCCGTTATATTGACCTAAAAATTTTATCAGTGCTATTGATCTAGAAAATGCACCTGCTAGTAAGTATCTCATGTTTTAATTTTCCTAGTTATAACGTTTGTTTCAACGTACTCCATAATCAATTGTTTTTTAAAAAAATAAACGCTTTCTGCTTTTGATAAATTAGTATTTTTTAAACTTGATTGCAATCGATCAAACATAAAATTAATAATTTGTTCTTCTTCATTAGCGGTAAGATTCACATGTTTAATAATGTTAAAAGCTATTGCTAAATCACTTTTATGATGTGTTTCTTTGTCTATTATATATTTTTTAAAATCTGATACAATCTTATCTTTCTTTTTTGGATTATATAATGTTCTATAATTTAACATCATTTCTTTTAATGTATGCCTACCTAAATGCATGTCTACTACACGTCTATTCAGCTTGATATATGCCAATACTGTGTTAGCAGATTGATTGGTAGTTGTTTGATAATATGCTATCAAACGTTTTTGTATGTCTACATCAGGAAACATTTATCGTGCTCGCATATGCCATTATGTTTTACTCTATAGCAACAGTTATAAAGTTCTAAGTTTGGCCCATATAAAAAATAAGTTCCATTGTACAAACAAGGTTTGCCTCTAGGGCTAAACTTATCATTTAACCAAACAATAGACCTTTGTTCGCCTTGTCTTACAATATCTTCAAAGTTAATAAATTTAGAATAGGGAGAATTTAATCGTAGGTTAGTATATTCTTTTAGTATATCATTTGACTTGCCATCACCAAAGTCAGTAATTGGTGTTAGGAACAAATGATCACACTCTACAAGTTCTTTGACTTTAAAATAATATTGTATAGCTTCTTTGCCTGTATACATTACATCAATTACTCGTATATTTGCTTGTGTTTTAAATAACTCATCTAACTGGTCTAATCTAACTTCTGTAGGATGTATAGATATTTGTATGGTAAATTTTTCAGTGATTCTTTTCATTACAGCTACTGATTTTTTACTAAAGTTTGTTTGTATTACAAACGGTACTGAAAATTCATTAAAGCATTCAATAATAAATTCGATGTGCGGATGTATAAATGGTTCTCCACCAAATACAAATATTTCAACTCCGGGGTATGTTTCTCCTAAATCTTTAATAAACGCCCTAATAATATCTTTGTCCATAACTACATTCAAAGTCTGGTCAAGGTTAGTACAATAGAAACAACTGTAATTACATTTTAAAGTTATTTCCCATTCTACTTTCATTTTTTAACCTTTAACTGTTTTAATAGCCCGTCGCAGTTACATTGTTTATGAGGACAAGTAATAGGGACAGTTTTTTCTAATCGTTTAAAGAAATCAGGATCTTTTAATAAACTTATGCCGCCTAGTTCATTCATGCAGAACTGTACTACATTGCCACGAACATCAACTTCGTAGTTATTGTTATAACAATCCCAACCGTAAAAGTCAGTTAGCTTTTGGCTGTAGACTTCATAGTCATTGAACACATCGTCATCGTACTGAAGATCTCTTTCAAAGTCTTTTAGGAAGCTAAAATATTCCCAAAAGTCTTTTCGGTAGTTAAACAACTTGTCCATTTTGTTGCCGTATAAGAAATGCGGATGTACTTTCAGTCCTGGTATGTTGGCACAAATATCAAACATTTCTTTGATCAGCGGCCAATACTGTTTGCCGTGGTGCAGTATTACATTTATTTTGCAAGGGTATCCTCGACTGATCATCAGTTTCATATTGTCAACAAATCGATCTCTGTTTGTGCAATCTGCCGGATGATAACTAAAAAGAAATGCTACTTTATCGTAGTGAGGATGGCTAGTAAAGTCTTTCTCGGCATTGGTAACAACATATACCCATTTAAACTTTTCTAATTTAGATATTTCATCAAGCACATAATAATAGTGCGGGCCAAGGGTGGGTTCGCCACCTAACAGTCCCAAATTGAACGGCAAGCTACTTCTATTAAGTGCTTCAATTACTCCGTCAATAGTTTCTTTGCTTGATAGTTTACCCCATTCTTTACCGTAGGTATTCCTAGCATAACAATAGGTACAGTTAAGCTGACAAATGGTAAGAGTATCCCAATGCACATTGATGTGATCAGGATCTTGTTGTACGTGGTGTTGTACCGAATATTTCATAGTTTTCCAAAAAGTTTAGGGATTTCGTTATATTTACCCTGCTGATTGACTCAGGAAAAGAAATATTGTCTCTACCGTCAGTAGTTTGATAAAAGAATACTTTATTCAAAGTATGTATAGTTTTAGCTTTTGAGGCCGCGTGTAGTGTTAATCTAATATCATTGTGTATGTTACTATCCATTGGAAAATCAAAATCTTCTATATGACTACGTTTGTATATGTGCTGAGATAGTTGTAGATTTTCAGTGTTAAGATTAGCTATAAACTGTTGGCTATTCATGTGTGCATCTTTGTACATGGTCATGCTGATTAGTATATCAGTTGTTTTATAAGTAGGGTAATAGTTACCTGTAATTAAATCTGCATCCAAATTGATTGATAGGAAATCTTTAGTCAAATAGTCATCATCTTCTAGATAATAAACATATTCTCCTTGTGCTAACTCTAATAAAAATTTATATATTTCACATAGACTGTTTGGATTATGGTAATAGTATTTTACCTGTGGATGAACAATTTCTTCAATATCACAACTGTCATTGTTGACAAGAATTTCTATGTCTGGAGTTATTTGATCTAATACACTTTCTAAGCAACGGTTAAATAATTTTGGACGATTGTGTGTTAGTATTAGTATAGACAGTTTCATTTGAAATGATCTTTTCTAAAGAAAGTAACTTCTTTGATCTTTTCTCCGTCAACTGGATAAACTGGAGTACCTGCTATTTCATTTTCAATGCCATCGCATATATAAAAATACTTGCATTTTAAACAACTCAACTCTTTTCTATAAAATCTATTCCTATGACTGGCACATTGTTTATGAGCAAACGCTAGTTTTTCTTCTTCTGAATAAGTTTTTGTAGTGTCTATGTCGGGATCAAACTCGTCTGTTAACATTGCCCTATTCCAGTCCCACGGATCATAAATGTGCTGATACTGATCGCACACATACTTCTCATAGCCTTCCATATAACAGTAAGGCACAAATCGAACATTAATCACTATTTTTTTATTCAAACGATCTATACACCGTTTTATTTGTTCAGTCATGTCTGCATAGGTGACATTTTCTTTTTCAATCCTGACGCCTTCCCAATAATTTAGTGTGATAAAGTTTACTTCTAAGGGATTAAGTTCATTGATTAGATCAGCATATTCATTGGCCAACTGGAAATAATTTTTGTAATAGACAGTAGAATTAATTCTAACAACGATGCCTAATTCTTTGGCATTTTTAATAGCTTGGACTATTCTGTTAAAAGATCCCTTGCGGCGTGTGATTGTGTCGTGCGCTTCACTAGTAGCACCGTGCAGACTAAACAGTATTTCTTTCAAGCCGTGGTCTTGACTTTCTTTTAAAAATTCTATATTACTAAAACGGCCGCCGTGGCTAAGACAACTAACATGCTCAAAGTTTTCATTGCAATAGTCTAATATTCTAAACCAATCTGGACTAACAGAGCTTTCGCCGCCGCTTAGATCTACTTCGGTAATGCCGTAATCTCTAAGATAGTCTGCTCGCTCTTTGACTACTTCAAACGGAGTTTTTACATCCAGAAGATCTGTATAATAGCAAAACTCACAGTCATAGTTGCAAAATGTACCTGTGTTAAGTTTGGCTCGATTACATTGCGGTGTAATTGTATCCATCACGATGCCCTGAACGCTCATTTCATTAAGGGCGTTATTTCTTGGACGGGGAATTATTGTTTGACTCATAGACATCTATTTACGTATTTGATGAAGGGGTCATTATCTTTTAACAACAGCGTTTCTACTCCGGCTTCTATTCCTCGTTGTCTTGCTAAAATTCCAGGATCTAAATAGTCAATTTCGTAAATGATATCTTTACCAAATGCCGCACACTCAACCATAAATCTAGGACTGCAATCTACTTTGGTCACTGGAGTATAAATGTATGTGTCAAACTTTTCAAATAAATTGTCAACTGGCACAACTTCAATTGATACTTGATTAGATTTTAAACTTTGATATCGTTCTGGAATATCTGTTATTATAAGATAATGGTCAAATGTGTGTTTAGCAATATACCCTGCAACTTCATCAACAGGTCTTGCTTTACATCTATTCATCATATAAAACATAGCTGTATTAGTTTTAACTGTCTTAGGTTTATGATACCTATCCCATAGTAATTTTTTATTATAGTCGATTACTTCAATGTTTAAATGCTCGTATCGTTCAGGGTACATTGAAAAATCTTGAAGTAGATGAGTACGTTTAATAGACTTATTGTTAGAAAAGAAATCTAGTTCTCCGTCGTAGCATCTTAATAAAAATACATTGTCTGCGTAAATGGTACAGCCATTGACTCGAGGTGAACCGTCAACTATGCAAAAATTGTTGGCTAATATAATTTTAGGGTGTGTAAACACTATTATATTTGCTGTTAGGTCTGCAACTTCTTCTTGATTAAAATTATACTTTGAAGTTAGTAGTCCTATTACTAGACTAATATCTGTACCGTCTAATAAAGCTATAGCCGCATTAATACCGTTGCGTCTACACATAAAACAGTATTCAATCATTTCAAATACATGGCCGGTGACTCCGTGTACTGTTTCAAATGATGTGGCAAACACTAGATCGTATTGTTTGGTATTAAGTATGGTTGTCATTTAAAATTTCCTCGTAAGTTAGACTAGTGTAGCCTAACTCACTAAAAATATTTTGAGGTAGTTTTGGTATTATTTCTGCTATCATATCATCACGACCGTTTGGCCATGTTTCATTAAATCGCAAGTATGCTTGATTAAATTTATCAAGATCTTCATCGGTTAATTTATATTGTGGGATTAGTTCTGTGTACTCTTTCACAGTTAACCATTGGTTGTATGATTTATAAAAATCTGTTAGATTAATCAATTGACCAAATACTCTAATTGATTGAGAGGCTATCATATCTTCAAACTTGATAGTTCGAACATAGTTCTTTAAATTAATTTGTTGTAGTATAGACGAATTGAATCGTTTCTTAAACAACTTTAATCCCATATTAGTATTATAAGGGGCTAAAGAATCATATGCTATTGTATCTAAAACATATGCTGTAGATGGGTGTCTAGTTATGTTAACTACTTCGGTATTGGGTATATCGTTCCTAGCCATATCACAAAATATCTTAGAAAAACTTCCGCAAATTACATGGTATGGATGACTTCTGTTATGATAGTCTTTTAAAAACTTAGCGTAATTACCGCCTTCAGGAAATCGCACTTGACTTTCTACACCAAAATCAAATGGTAATGCTCTGAACAACATTCTATAATTAAATTGTTCAGCAAGATCTAATTGATTTTGATAAAAAGAATCTAAGGTGAGTTGATCACTAGTTAGATTGTTTAGTGCTGAATGTATTATGGCCGATAAGTTTGTTTTTTTAAAAGTTTCAGCACAACTTAAAATAACAAGCATTATGTTTTATTCTGTTATCTCTTCAATAGTCAATGAATCATAACCTAATGCATCAAACAGATTTTCTGGCATTTTTTCAACATATAGTGTTTTAAGCTCATCCAAAGATATTGGGTCAGCTCTAAAAGCATTATTTAAACTTGCATCTTCTTCAGTCAGTTCAGCACTTTTTCCAGACGCAAAGTTTTGAAACTCTGCATTGAACGCATCTAATGTTTCTTCTGATACAATTTTTAGAGGAATTACGTTGTCTTTTTCCCATGCTGTCAACCAATCAAGATATGGTGTATACCCAAACGGCACTTCAATGTCAACTCCGTTAAGTCTAAATTTTCCTTCGCGAATAATGTCTTCAAATTTAAGGGTAATAACATCTGAAGATTTTGATAAAATGACAGCGTTAACTAACGACTGTCTTAATTTTGTTGCATCTATTTCAGGAGTTATGTCTTTCTCAGGATTTGCATAATAATCTGCACTTTTTTCATGTAGTAAACAGCATACAGACGGATTACGTATTATGTTTAATGCAATTACATTTTCTGCGCCAATGTCATTTTTAATTCTGTCAATAAATCCTTTAGAAAAAATGCCAGTGATAACATGTGTAGAACCTATTCTATTTCTATAGTTTTCTAAAACATCGTTGTAGGTATGGGGATGTAGAAGTGTTGGGATATTTGGATCAGCAGTTTCTAAAAAAGTCAAAGTGTCTCTTAGACCAAGATCATAGGCTATATTAATAAACATACCGTAAAAGTGATTATCTCGGCCCCCATCTAAAAATAATTTATCGCTTAACTCTATAATTTTTTCAAACGTTGCATTGCCTTCTGGGTCAATTACTCCGTCATTATCTAGATCAACTAATAACTCGTTAGTTGCTGGCTGCTCGCCGTGAGCCATGCAGTAAACTATTTTCCCGTTAGCATCTGTAACTTTAAATGGTTCAACGCTGAAATCAACATCGTACCCGTCAATAGTGAACTTATTTAAAGTCGAAACTATTTTCCTTGCAAAAAATTTCTTGTGTATGGTTTCTACACCACTTAAAATTACTAACATATTATCTCCTTAGATAGTCTTCTACTATCTTATTTACAGCATTTTCGTCGTTTTGATCAGGCAGTAATTGCAATTTTTTGATAATTTCCTGGTACTCTGCTTTATTAGCCTCGATAGCTTTAATATCATCTTTTAAAGAAATATATCTTTCAAGGTCTGTAATTAAAGATTCGTCGCCTGCTTCAATTATTTTGATATAACACTCTTCTTTGTTATCATCGGTGATAAAAATCCCTTTGTTGGCAAACTTATTATTAAGCAACATAAAAGAAACAAAATCTATTAATTTAAAAATTAATAAATCGTCTCCTAGGATTCCGCGAGCTTTAGTTTTAACTGCCTTGGCTGCTTTGCCCGCATAAGTGCTAGCTGGAATACCTTCAACTTCTTTATATTCACTTAGTTCTTTCATTTTTTAACCTTTCAATTTCCTCAGATAATTCTTGTACTGCTTTGATCAATGGAAAAATTAACTGATGCGGATTGGCAACAATAAAGTAACCGTCCTTGTCTTTTTCCAAAATAGTGTATTTTTCTATTGGCCAAATCTCGTTTATATTCTGTGCCATACAGCTCATAGTTTTACGTACAGTATCACCTTTTGTGCTGTCTGTGTATATATGCTCTGCGGGTCGAAGCTGTTTTATTTTTTCTAAACTCATTATATGTATTCTATGTTAGTTTTAACTTGTTCATCACTATAATTGCAGTTACAGGTACATGCATAGTTACAATTACAGGTGCAGTAGTTGCAGTTACAGGTGCAGTAGTTGCAGTTACAGGTGCAGGCTGCACCAGCATTATTAATTGTTCTAATTAATGTGTTAATATTCAACGATGATATTTGATCTCCCTTAGAGAATGATACCCCAAATGATGGCGCCGCAGTTTGTGGGTAAGTTACTACTTCTGGTTGTACCAAAGGACCGTATATAGGGAGTCTAAAGCGGCCGGGCGTATATCCAATGATTGGGCCTCTTCCATCGCTACTGTTAGTTCCCTGTCCTGCGCCATTATATGCTTGTGTTGCCGCCGGTCCAGCTACTTGTACTACATTAATAATATCTTGTACCCGTGAGCCATAAATTCTTCCGCTAAAATATCCACCTGGTATCTGTATTGCCGATTGACCGCGCCGTGTTCGTTCCGATACAGCATTATTGGCAATCTCTATTAATTTGTTTTCTCGCATCAAATCAGTGGATGCTACTTCGGCTATATTATAACCTACAGCGTTACTAGAATTAGTGCCGTATACTGATGTAGTTAGTCCTGATATCGTAGGTAACGACATTTACATGTACTCCACCTCTGCCTTCACTCTTTCATCACTATAGTTGCAGTTACAGGTACAGCCATAGTTACAGTTACAGGTGCAATAGTTACAGTTACAGGTGCAATAGTTACAGTTACAAGTACAAACGGCTTTAGCCGCATTAATTCCACTAATTAATTCGTTTATATGACTAGCACTAATAGTTGATCCAACTAAACTCGAAAATGATACATAAAAATTTGGTGCGCCTTGCTGATAGTAGTAAACAATTTCTGGAGCCGGTAATGACGCATAGACTACATCGTATCTAATCAGATTACCATAATTGTCATATACTGGTGTACGACCTCCAGTATCGTAATAGCCGTTAGAGCTGTTATATCCTTGCCATGCTCCGTTATATGCTTGTGTTTGAGCAGGTCCTGCTACTGATGCTACTGTAATAACGTCTTGAAGACGTGAAGCTGAAATTGTTCCTGAATAATATCCTGGAGGAATAGTAATATTGGCTTGGCCTCTACGAACTCGCTCAGCGATTGCCTCTTCTGCTATAACACGGATGTGCGATCCACTTATTAACATTCCAGCACCAACATAGCCGCCAATAGGCGATACAGCGTTTGATGCATTATATCCGTATGGGCTTGCTGTTAAGGATGCCATTTACATGTACTCCACTTCTGCCTTAACTCTTTCGTCACTGTAATTGCAGTTACAGGTACAGCCATAGTTACAATTACAGGTGCAATAGTTGCAGTTGCAAGTGCAGTAGTTGCAGTTACAAGTACATACATTGCCAGCATTATTAATTGTTCTAATTAATGTATTGATATTCAACGATGATATTTGATCACCCTTAGAGAATGATACCCCAACCGATGGTGCGGCTGCTTTTGGGTAAGTTACTGCGGTTGGATCGGCTACTGCTGAATATACTGGATTGTTAATAGGATTTCCATAATTATCATATGTTACATTATTACCAGTTTGATAATATCCCCAGGGAGAATTAGTTCCCTGCCCTGTACCGTTATATGCTTGTTCATTATCGGGTCCGGATACTTGTAATACATTAACAATATCTTGAACTCTTGAACCATAAATTTGTCCACTAAAATATCCACCTGGTATCTGTATTGCTGATCCGCCTCGGCGTGTTCGTTCCAATACTGCCTTGTTTGCTATATCTAGTAATTTGTTTTCTCGCATCAAATCAGTAGATGCTACTTCGGCTATATTATAACTGACTGTTTTACCGGTAGTAGTGCCGTATACAGATGACATAATTCCATTTTGCGCTCGGTACGCTGGATTTCCGTTAGGAGCATGACTACCGCCCGAGGCGAATGCCCTAATTGGAAAACTTGGTAATGCCATTTATATGTACTCCACTTGACTTTTAAGTTGTTCATCACTGTAGTTGCAATTACAAGTACATGAGTAGTTGCAGTTGCAGGTGCAATAGTTGCAGTTGCAGGTGCAATAGTTGCAGTTACAAGTACATGTGTTACCAGCGGCATTAATTTCATTAATCAATGCATTAACAATAGCACTGGTTATTTTTGCACCTTTTACAAAATCAGATGCTCCGCTTGGTGCAGGCAGTTGACTGAATGTGGTCACTGCTGGCGGATTGCCGCTATTGGATCCGCCGCCATAGTTGGTATTGTATGCTTGAGTTTCTGCAGGGCCTGTAACTTCTACATTTGTTTTTATTTCTTGAATTTTACTAGCATATAACTTTCCAGTAAAATAATCTGTTGGGATATTAACTGACGACTTACCACGTCTCACTCTTTCTGCATTGGCTTTTAGTGCTATATTATAAAATATAGCACCAGATGTTTTGTTAGTATTATTAACAGGTGTAAGCCCGTGTGTTACAGCATCAGAAGCATCCGTGCCATATATGTCTTTTACTATGCCCGCCGCTAATGTTGGTAACGTCATCGCTCCTATCTCCTTAAATTGCTTTTGACAAAAAGTCTAAATCTTCTTTGGCTTTAGCTTGTGCTAGAAACTTATCATAGTCGTCAAGATTCTCCGCCGATGTAATAAAATCTAAAGTGTTTTTATCAACTTCTTTATCAGGCATCTCTTGATTCTCATTCATTTCTTTGATAATTTGCATAACTAGATCATGTAATGAAATACCTAAAATTGACGTAACCATTTCTATCTGTTTAGAAATATCAAGAGTGTTAGCAGGTTCAGTCTGTTCAGATAATTCTTTAATAATGTTCATAGATAGGATGAAGCCATCTAACATAATTGTAGAAACGCCCGGATCATCCTCAACTTCCATAAGTTTGATAATCTCTAGAATCTTTTCTAATTTTTCATTTATAGTCATCTGTGTCATTTTATTTCTTTGTCCTTAAAATCATGAAATTTTGGAGAGTTTTCGTAATTTCCATAGGTTGTTACGTTACCCTCGTTAGTAAAATATGTCTTTAACTCTTTGCGTTCACCGCATCCACTGCACATGTCGCAAAATAATTCGCATACAGGCACAGATACTGCTTTATTTATCCAGTCATTTCTTAGCTGATTTTTAATCTCAGATAGCTTCTCAATATCCTTAGGTGATAGGGTATCCCAAGCTACACTAGTAATCATACGCTCTGGATTAAACGTTTTGATTAACTTAGTCATATCCTTATACACATAGTTTATGTTAAACTTATGAATAGTATAACGCATACGATATCTAAACTTATTTTTTACTAAATTAGTAAACACTTCAATCATGCTCTTTGTACTATCTGTACCATTATGAAACACTCGATCTTTGTTACCAACTCCGTCAAAACTAACGTCGATAGATAACAGCCCTTTTTTATAAAAGAAGTTGTTCATAGTTTCATCTATGAAGTTTTGACTTAGGTATTTGATACCGTTAGTGGTCATGTTAAAATGTACATTACGTTTTTTACTAAAAGCATAGTCCATAGCAAAGCAAACATTCTCCCATTCAAGTGTAGGCTCGCCGCCAAATAATACAATTAGTGTTTGGCTTTTAGGATCTTCTCGAGCAAGGATAGCATCAACGTGTTTGACAATGTCTTCTTTGGTTAATATTTGTGGCGGTCGGCCTGGCAAGTCTTCATAGCAATAGGTACAGGCCAAATTACACTTGTTAGTAAAATATAGAACATTAACAGCCGATCCTGCAGGTGCAGGTTTGTCTGTTTTATCTCCTACATAAAATTCACTAACAATAGGTATCATTGGATAATCATCTCATGTGAATTTTTATATCGGTTGTCTTGCGGACGACTCTTGGCTTCTCTAATAATATGACTCATACTAGATAGAAATTGTCCGTAGTCAAACTTATAGTCATAGAGGTGACCTCTATTAAGATCATCGTATCCAACATACTGACTATCAACTTTAGCTTTGCCCTTGCGAGCTTCTTCAATTTGCAATGATAATTCGTCTACAGATAATACACGGTCTGAAACATGCTCTACCGGAGCCATTTCAACTTTAACTGGGATCTTTAATATGCTTTTCATTAGTTTCTACACTCCACGCCTTCATTCTCTACACCAACATTTTGTAAGTAGTGTAGTATTAAATCTTGGAATACTGGGACATCTTTACATTCTTCTACAACACGCATGGCCTGCTCATTAGTGATATGAAAGATTTCGCAGATACTGTCTAAGGGCTTGTTGCCGTTGGTAACTTGACTGTATGTACATCCTGCATTACAAACTTGTTTTAATTGGCAAGGCTCGCACTTGTCAAAGTTCTGTGGGTTGAATATGTCTTGATAGTACTTGAAGTCATAGTCACTGTCCATCTTCATAATCTTCTTAGATGCAAATCGAGCACAAGGATAAAACTCACCACTGCTCATTAATACTCCGCCGTGCGTTCCGGCAAAGCAACCAAACGGGCGTTTACCTTTGACCAATCCGTACAAGATGTCTAAGATAGATAAACGTAGGAATCCAACTGAACAAGGTATTCCTGCTTTTAGTTTAGCAATATAACAATCGGTTAGTCTAATTAGTTCTCTACGATACTCATGCAGGTCATCTTCTGTCCATACATCATCACGTACAATAGAAAAGTCTGGATGTTCAATTCCCCAACTTAACAAGAACTCAAAGTTCTCTGTCATGTCTTTGGTATTGCCGGGCCATATCATTACCTTACAACCGTTAGTTAAATCTGTAATGATATCCTTCTTGTGATTATACATGTCAAGGATGCCGTCAAACAATTCTCCAGTTTCTGGGTTAGTGTTTTCTAACAAAGGTAATAACGGACGAGTAGTATTAGAACTCATGCCGTCAAATGACCAACTGACTCCGACTCCGTGTTCTTTTAGATATTTGGCTTTATCAGCATCAATCATTGTTAGATTAGTAATAATGTTAATGCCTTTGCACTTAGGGTCTGCTGTTAGCTTTGGTACAGCGTAGGTGATTAAATCCCAATTAAGTAACGGCTCTCCACCAAAGAAGCTAACGTGAAACTCGCTGTCGTTGCTACGCTTCATTAGATTATAAAGCTCGGGCATCGCATTATCAAAAGTCTCAGGTTCCATCCATGTGGGACGGTTGGCCACGTAACAATATGGACACCCAAGGTTACATTTTTCTGTTACTGATATCTCTAGTGTAAACATATTAGACTGTACATTGCTCCGCTTTGATAATAATAGTTGGCTTCTTGTATGACTTTAGAGCTGTACGTAATGCATGGTGTACAATCTCGTTAGACTTGAATACCTTACACACTTGCCAGTTAGCAGTATGATCACTCCACTTTTCTAAGTAAGTGTCTTTCTCTGATTTTTCATATGTAGCCGCATTACACTTCATACAGAACTGTGCATCACAACTCATACAATCAAGTGGTTGATTCTTTAGTGCATCTCTATACATTGCTGTTTTCTCTGCAATCAACGCATCAATGTCCGGCGCCTTAAGAATATTACCCATTACGTGTGCATGACTTTCTTTGTACATACAACCATGGCATGGACTAATGTCGCCGTTGAGGTCCACTGACACATAGTTAATACCACTAGCACATAGGGCACGACTTTGTGTGAACCAACCAAACTTTTCTGGAGGCAGTTTGTTTAGATAAATGTACTTGGCAATCTTGGCTAGCCCTTCGTTGAGCACTGCCAGTCTAGGCATGAACTCTTCCTCAGTCAAATGACTGTACATATCTGGTGTTGGAAAATAGTTTTCGTCTAGGGTAATAACATCTAAGAAAGCTTCGTAGATTAGATGAAAGTGTTCAGCAGTTAATACTGATTTCATTTTAACTGCTAGACCAGCTTGCTTGGCTGCAAGATAATTTGATTTAACCAAACTGCTACTTGGGTTGCCTGTCTTGTCAATGCGTGTGATATCGTTAACTGGTTTGCCGTCATAGCTAACCTGTATTTTAAGTCTGCCTGGCATGGATTGATGGAAACGTACTAGCTCTTTCATATACTTCTTTAGATAAACACCGTTGGTATAAAAGAAAAAGTTATAGTTAGGATTGTCAATATACTTTTCCATCACACCGCGACAGAATTCCCAATTAACAAAAGGTTCGCCACCCCAAAAGTAAATGTCTCGTTTAGGGTCACTAAACTTGCTCATAAACTCTTCAATATTTTCTAGAGTCACGGAAGTGTTTTCTTCAAATTGCGTACTGAGTCCGCATTCAAATCCTTCTGAGCAATAGGTACATGCTAGATTGCAAGTACTAGTTACGTTTAGGTCAATTACCATTATCTTTCCTTAATGTTTCTATATTTGTTATTCAACTCTATCACTTTGGTTAAAAGTGGTAGCTCGTATGTGCTAGCCAGTGCTTTGGTATCTTTTGGTAAACACGGTCCGCCGAATCCTCTTTCTCCGTCTGTGCCGGGTACTTGATAATGATTCGACCCCATCCACGGGTGTTTGGCTAATATTGCAGTTGCATTTGTCCAATCTGCACCCATTTGTTCAGCAACATCGTACATACCGTTCATAAATATCACCTTCAAAGCATAAAAGCTATTCATAGTGTATTTAACCATACAGGCCGTGGGGATGTCAACTAAAAAAGCATTAGTAGTGTCTACTGTAGAGTATTTGCGATAAATGTCTAAGACCTGTGGTGCTTTATTTCCGCCTATAACAACATAGGGCGGGTTTACAAAGTCCTCTAGGCTGGTAGCCCTAGAAAGAAACTCAGGATTGTATACTACATCAAATACTTCTAAGTATTGCGGTAATATTGTGCTTTTGACTACAGTTATACCTGTATACTGTGCATTTTTAATATTGGTAAGAACTTGTTTAAGTACAGCATAGTTTGTTTCATCTGTTGGTGTAGGTACACATACAAAGATAGCTTCTGGATTTGCGGCTACTACGTCTTTAACTGTAGTTGTGTTGTACTGTGGGTCTGAAATAATACAGGTTGTTTTAGAGAACCCGTATTCTACGGCCTTGCCCACCATGCCGTATCCTATAATTCCGATCATATTATTTTTATCCTATGTGTAAGTCTACAGTAAATTTAGAAGGTTGTCAAATATTTTGACTAGGCGAATATTTAGTGTAAATAAACTACTATGATTAATAAACAACCATTTACAGAATTACTTACAACACTCAAGACCAGCGGCAAATATCGTGTATTCAACGATATCCTAAGAGAGAACGGTAAGTTCCCTCAGGCCATTTGGTATGGACCATATAATATTAAAACAATAACCAATTGGTGTTCTAATGACTATCTAGGCATGGGACAACATAAAGTTGTACTAGATGCTATGCATACTGCCCTGGACATGACTGGTGCAGGATCAGGCGGTACTCGTAACATTGCCGGAACCAGTCATTATCACGTAGCATTAGAAATGGAATTGGCCAAACTACATAACAAGGCCTCTGCCTTGTTATTCTCAAGTGCCTATGTTGCTAACGAATGGACATTTATTGCTCTAGCAAAGATTATTCCAAACATACATTACATCAGTGATGCTAACAATCATAACTCAATGATTGTAGGGATACAACATAGCCGTGCGGCTAAGAGTGTATTCCGTCATAATGATATGGAAGATCTAGAAGATAAACTAAAAGAAGCAGTAGCATTGGGTCACATGCCTTGCATTGCTTTTGAATCAGTTTATTCAATGGATGGTGATGTGGGATTGATCAAAGAGATCTGTGATCTAGCAGACAAATATGAAGCAATGACCTACATTGATGAAGTACATGCAGTTGGCCTGTACGGAGATCATGGAGGAGGCAAGCTAGAACAGATGGGCTTACAACATCGAGTTGACATAGTTAACGGTACCCTGGGAAAGGCGTTTGGAGTGCAGGGCGGATACATTGCCGCTGATGCAGATGTTGTTGATGCTATTCGTAGCGTTGCAGCCGGCTTTATCTTTACTACATCGATGTCGCCTGTTACTTGTGCAGGAGCATTAGCCGCCGTCAAGTATCTTAAAGATCACAATGAACTACGTGTAGAGCATCAAGACCGTGCTCGTAAATTAAAATATCGATTGGACAAAGTAGGCTTGCCTGTGATGTCGTGTAGTACCACTCATATTGTGCCTGTGCTAGTCGGTGATGCTAAAAAGTGCAAGGCCATTAGCGATGCTTTGCTAAATGACTACAACATCTATGTACAGCCAATCAATTATCCTACAGTAGATGTGGGAACGGAGCGGTTGCGCTTTGCACCTACTCCGTTACATGATGATGGAATGATTGAAGACTTAATCGAAGCTCTTAAAACTCTGTTTTAAAAACTGTTATTGAACCAGCCGACCTTTTTACCGTCGGCTATTCTTTTGTTGTAGGCTTCTATGCTACCTGGCCAACGCCATGCCCATACTGCAACAAAGAACATGAATATGCCTGTGTAAAGAATACCGCGAGTAGGTACATTGGTAAAGAACATAATGCCAAGGCTACTTGACATCATAGCTAACATAAAGAACTTCATTTTAGTAGGGAACACACGTTTCTCGTTCCAGTTGGTTAGGAAAGGTCCAAAAATCTTGTGATTGTATAGCCATCGATGCATACGTTCGTTGCCCTTGCTAAAGCAATAGGCGGCGAATACAACAAAACAGCTATAGGGTATGCCGGGTGTGATAAGCCCGACATACGCCATTCCCAAACTTAAAAATCCAAGTACGTTCCAAAAGAGTTTTTTCATACACTATTTAATGTATGGCATCCATGCTTCGTGTCGGATTTGGAAAGGCATGTGCTTACGCTTGTTCACAAGTTCCCAGTATTCTGGCTTGTGAGGTCGTGTTTTTGGTTTGATCTTCTTGTTAGCACCTTTGCCTGCATTACATGGACCGCAGGCTGTGGTACAGTTTTCAAAAGTACTCTTACCGCCGTGGCTAACCGGTAGCACATGGTCAAGTGTGCAGTGCTTCTTTTCTAAGTTGTCGCCGCAGTACTGACATACATAACCGTCACGAAGGAATACGTTACTCTTGGAGAAACGAATAGAAGTCTTTGGCTTCATGTAGTCAGTCAGCATCATAATACTAGGTACTGGTGTTTCCCAAGTGGCTGAATGGACTATCCAATTGTCGTGCCACTCCAGTACTCGAGCCTTGTCAAGTACCATGTATTTGATTGCATCCTGCCATGTTAGCGTACTCAAAGGTAACCAAGAAACAGGTTGTGCGTCGGAATTTAATAGTAAAGTATCTGCCATGTTAAAACTCAAATTAAGTTATACTATATTTAACTAGTATACACTCAAACCCTGTAACAGTCAAGTGATATTTAGGATATTGTGAAGTAGCTTTGGACCATAGTGGCCGCGGCTGAGTCTATTGATCGTTTCCAAATTGTTTCTGGATCCTTGCCAAATACAATGGATTCGTCTGCGGTGTCTGCTGTCAGCCAGGAGTTCTTTTTGTTCCAGGGTGCTTTGCCGGTAATCTCCCCTTCAAGCTGTGCTGGGGTCCAAACACTCATGCCCAAATACAAGCGCCAACGTCTAGGACGATCACCGGAACATATTCTATTAAGCATGGTTCGATCTGAACTGACTCGATAACCACTACCAATTTGCATAGTGTTGCCACATGCCCAATCATCGGTGTGTAGCATAACGAGTGCGGCCGGATTGACTGGACCACCTGTGAACAAGACATCCGGGCCAAGAAACTCTAGGTCATGATGGCTAGCAAGCTCACTGAGAGCGCGGTCTGAAGGTTTGTTTAGCACAAGGCCAACAATGGCATTTGGGTTCTGTTCGTATAGAAAAACTACCGTCTTTCCCCAAAATTCATCTTCTTGTGCCGGAGGTGCGACGAGAAGTGTACCGATCATGTTAACTCCAATCGGGCAATGGCCCACCGTAGCGTTTGCCTTTGATCTTCTTGCCGCCAACTGTTTCGCGGTGCTTGCCAATCTTATGGCTTTTCTTACCGTCGCGGGCTCTTAGACCTTGGCTTTTACAGCTGGCTAAATTGCTAGCACCTAGATCGTCATCGGAACGTTGGCTCACGCACAAAGCTCTGGATGCCTTTTCGTCTAGGTCTGCATCAAAGTTTTCTATTAGATCTTTTATTTTCATACTATCTATATTTATCCGCGGGGTTAATGTTATCTTCGGCATAATCGGGTCCTAACTTAAATGTCAGTGCCTTTCTAGTACCTTTGGTTGTGTTTATAACAACCTCTCCACTTTTTTCATGAAACTCAATTTTGGTAATTTTAGCTAGATCGTCATGCGGTCCAACTACAATTTCCTGCCCTAATTCCAAATTAATGGATACGCTACGCAGGGTCATGATCTTCTCCTTTGGATAAGTTGACTACAACTGTATTTATTTTTGGATTGGATCTGGTTGACAAAACACTGCGTAGACTGTATAATACTAACATCGACAACAACTTAGAGCTACCTACAATGCGTCCAATATTAATTATAGCAGTACTTTTGATATCTGGCTGTGCTAACACAGAATGGCTAGGTAAGACTGCACGAAGTGGTTATATGGATTACGATCCTTGTTTCAAATGCGGAGAGAAATGGGAACAGATTCCTCCGCAACGCTTTGATGCTCAAATCCGTTATGCTAGAGGAGAACGCTGGTGATAGCTCTTAAAGAAACTACAGATTGGGGCAACGCTAAGGCTCCCAATCACACATACCTATTAGACGGCAACAATTTGATTGCTTATATCAAGCAAGGCGAGTCTAAGCCGTTCTATTTCAAGAATCCAATTAAAGGTTTTGATAAACGTGGTCGTAAGTTTGATACACTTAAATCAAATCCGTTTAAAACATTTGAAGTTAAGAGCTCAATCGTTCGAGTAACCGGCAGTAAAGGTGCAGTCTACGAAGTAGACACTGACACAAACACCTGTACATGTCCTGGTTATACATTTAGAGGTAGTTGTAAACACATAAAGGAGTTAGCATGAATAAATGGGTATACAGAATATTGATGTCTGTGTTAGGCTTAATGATTGCCACACAGATATATGTCTTGGCGACTACTACACCGCCTGCCAAACAATGTCTATTAGGTATTGTAATGGTGCCGGACAAAGGTGGAGACATGTATGTGCAACAAGGACTGTGGCCCACATATTGTGTGCCTATAGATAAGGACTAATATGGATATGGATCAAGCGGCGGTATTTTTGGCCGGAAGCATTTTGACAGCATTGGGTTTCATTGTAGTGATTGCGGCTGTTGTTGCAATCAATAATATTTTGCACAAATATTGGAAACCTGTACGTATTTTTACATCGGATAGTTGGATGTTGAATGCACCAAGTCGGTATGTGACTGCCGATGAAATCAACCAAATGAATGACCCAAAAAACGTTGACAAGAAAGTCTAACGACATTATAATAGCACTATTATCAACATAGAAAACCTACTATGAGCGGATGGAATACTATACAGCGACTTCGAAACATTGAAGCTCAAATAGATAAACTTGGTTTCAAGTTTGCTAAGAGCAAGCACGGTGATTGGACAGACGATCACGGTGCCCTGAGCCTAGTGCCAAAGGATGTTGATAGCTTGCCAATCTACAGTCGCGATGCTGAACTGTTTGTTGGTAGCTTAGAACGTCTTGAAGATTGGTTGGCTGGTGTACGCTGGGCACGTGAGTACGATATGTTGTTGCGTCTCAGTGACGATGACAAACGCAATAAGGCTGAACAAAAACAACGCAACAGAAATCTCATGCAGTCTATCAAAGAAGGCAAAATGATCACAGGAACTGAACAATGAACGAAGAAAAGAAAGCACTTAAACTTGAGTTTGCTCCGGGCTGTTTTGACGGCTTTGAAGGCACACAAGAAGAACTAGACGATCTCATGAGTGAGATACAACGTATGTTTGACTCCGGTGAGATGGAAGCGAATGCAACGCCGGTTGATATTGACGAGTTGATTAAAGAAGAACCCGAGTATGCATTACGGTTAATGCAGTCTCTTAATGACGAAGAAACCAAAAGGAATCTACAATGATTAAACTTAAACAAATTTTATCAATAGCAATTTTAGTGATGTGCATTTTTCAAGTATTTGCTACTTGGGAAACTTCTGCAAATGCAGGATGGTTAGTGGCCTTGATTGGCTGGATTGAAGTTACTTTTTATCAACATAAAGAAGGATTAGTACAATGATTACAATGAAAGAATGGATGGAATTGGTTGACTATAAGATCACCGAAGGTGACTCTTATGGTTGGCAATGTTACGGCCCTAATGCTTACCAGTTGAGTAGTTGGAATGGGCTTCACGACAAAGGCGGCTGGAGTTTTAATATTGTGTTCTCAACTAAGACGCACAAGGTCTACGAAGTAACAGTATGCGACTACACCAATCGTCGTGCTTATCGTATGATTGCAGAAAATAAACTAGACAAGCATCGTAAAGAAGCAGAAGCTCATGCAGTTAATATGAACGAGGCATGGGATGACGTGGACTATGTGGATTTGGAAGTTGATGACGACTTTATTCAAAAGTGTTTGGCTATTAAAGATGGTGACACCTATGATACTCGTGTGCAAGTGCCATTAGATTTGCCTAACGATATGATGTTTGAAATGATGAGAATGGCGCACGAGCGTGACATTACTCTCAATCAAATGGTTGAAGAAATACTTAAACAAGTAATTGCACAAACAGAAAGCGGTGAGCTTGATGAAGAAGATTTTCTATGAGAAGAAGGGTCGTAGGTACGTACCTGTAGCAGAGTACGACAACGATTTTTTAGATAGTTTTCCCAAGGGTAATCATTTGGTTATGAGTTACCCTGGTGGCACTAGTCGTAGGTTCAATATCGATCCCAACTATGCGGCTATGATCGCCGCAGGTCGTGTTGCTGAAGATGCTATCTGCCGGGCTATTAGTAAAGCCAGCGAACTACGTCCTAAGAGTACACCTATTACTCCAGGACAAAAGAAGGCTTGGGAAAAACTAGCCAAAGAGTTTGGCGATGATCTTTGCACTCTACATGGACTTAGTGTACATGACTGTGCCGAAGCTGGAGTCAAAGCTATGATGGAAGAAGCTGACAAGTTGTTAGCCAATCCTAGTGTTCGTAAAGCCTACGAACGGTTTATCTTGATTGCACAATTAACGAAAGAAAACAATGTACAAAACGATTTATACTGAAGTTGAAGTGGATGTGGACCTTAGCGACTTTGACACAGATGATCTGTTAGAAGAACTAGAGTCACGAGGAGAACTTCCAACTGAAGGCGGCAACTCTAAAGAGCTGTTAGAAGCTATTTGGTTAAAGCGTCGAGTGGGTCGCACTGATTATCAAACTGAGTTAGATCAACTTATCTACGCAGGACTAGGAAAGATTATATGATATTCGATTGGTTTAAAAAGCCCGACTACTCCAACGTAGTTAAGTTTACAGAACAGATAAAAGTTCCTAGTATGCCGTATGTTGAGCCGCCAACCAAGGAACCAGAAACTTATTATAGTATCGGTGTGACTAGCGATAATCGTATCAATATTAGAATAGGCTATTCTATGTTGACTATGAATGAAAAAGGTATTCGAAATCTAATTGAACAACTTGAAGTATTTGCAGACCAACTACCAAAAGAGGAAGAAGATGAGCAAAGCTAAACATAAACCCTATCAATGGATTGACGGCGAAACTGCGGATCGTATTACCAGTCTTAACTTAAAAGACTATCGTGCGTATCTCAAGAAAGAACTTAAACAGTGGAAGAAGAATCCCAAGAGTGAAAGCAATCCAGACGGTTATTGGATGCATCCTGAAGATGTGGGTCTCAACATACAGACCATTGCGGCATTGGATTTAATCATCAGCCACTTTCCAGAAACATCGGACGAAATCAAATGACTGAAAAATGTATAGTGTGTGACAAACCTGCCGACTGGGTTCGTTGCACCCAGTTTGCTGGAGATCATCCATATTGCAAGGAACATGCAATATTAGAAAAAGATTTTAACGAAAATGATTCTTATGCATTTTGGTCAGAGGTAAAGGATGAGTAGCCTAGCAGAATACTTTGCACTACACCGTCCTAAACCCAAGTATGCGTTTGGTGATAGAGTCGAAGGCACATACAAAGGTATTCCATTTGTGGGGTCTGCTTACACTGACAATCAGCGTAATGAACTAGAAGGCTCTATGGTAAGTATACATTTGGATTTGCCTATGAAAGTTGGCACAGAATATTTGAACTATATACGGGTCAAGTATAAAGATATCAAGGGAGTTAGAACATGCACCAAAGATTAAAACAATTTGTTGATCAAGCTACCTTTCACGGGGACCGTTATGCACTATCTGATGAATTTGCTGAACAGCTGACCACTTCAATTGTAGAAGAATGTTTGCGTATTCTATATCTTAATGGATACGACGATGCAGTTGATTGTTTACGAAGGGAATTAACAGATGAATGACAAGATAAACTTGTTGATGAAACAAGCAGACTATCCTGCACCAGAGATTGCTTTACGTGCTCAAAAGCTAGCTAGGATGATTGTGTTTGAGTGCGTAAAGATTGCCGTGTTCAAAGGTGATACGGCAACAGCAAAAGCAATTAAAGAAGAATTTAACATAGAGGAATAACATGTCAGCATACATGGCTTATTTTGATACACTGGGATTTGAATGGATCTTTGATATTACCGACTACGAAAAGAAAAAGTTCTGGGCGGCATTGAAAGGCAATGATAAAGTTGACATGCCTATCCCTCGTTATGCTATACTACGAGCACAGGCTAATCCGCAACGCTTTCCGGAGATATGGGCATTTGAAAGTGACATATCGCGAGACGAGCTAGAAGAATATGCTAGAGAAAATCCACAGGTGTTAGCCGATGCTATACGTAATTGTGGTCAGAATGTTTTTAAGACGCACAAGCCCGAAACTGTTATTAATTAAATGATGCATGGGAGACAGATGGGTAAATCACACGTTGCTGATATACTTAAATCCTTCTACGACAGAATGGGATTAAAACCTAAAATCAAATGGCAACGCCTACCTGGACTCAAACTACAAGCCTATACAGATGAAATATCTGCCCGTGGCGACCTTGAACGTGGAATCAACGAGTCAGATATGGATCCTGTACAAGCATGGACTACCGAATGTAATTGTGGAACACGCATGAGTTTTAATGTGTGGAAGTTTAAGAATGAAAAGCAGATCACTATGTTTTTAATTAGGTGGAGTTCTTGACTATACTACCAGAAGATATTATGGCAACAGAACAACGCAAACAATACTGGGGGGCGCTTCATGCTGTTCGTAAAGAATACACGTTAGATGTAGGAGATAATGCAGGTATGGTTAAATCTACATTTCCTCATTGGATGGAAGACAAATACGGAATCAAGATGGGCTTAGATGGCGCTGGTAACTACACACAAGAATATTCAGTCAGCAATCCCAAACGATTTCTACTCTTTCGAATAAAGTATATGAAATGAATATAGAAGAGGAAATGATCAATCGGGCCGGCAATCAAATGGCACAGGATATCGACCGTGAAGTACTATGGGGTATGCTTGAAGGCATGGGGTGGTGTCGTGTTATGATACCCACTATGGGAGATGCTTATAAGGCTGTGGATATTATTACATGGCTAGAAGACAACTGCAAGAAAGCCTACGAACGTAATGGCCGTGATTTTATATTTGAAGATAGCAGAGATGCTAACTGGTTTATTTTAAGATGGGGAACTGTATGATTAAGAAAACACTTGTTGCGATAGCAGTCGCATTATCAACGTCGGTATTTGCACAAGCATATCCCGACAAACCAATTGAACTAATTGTGCCTTATCCAGCAGGTGGTGGCACAGATGTATTGGCCAGAACATTTGCAAAGAATCTGCAAAAACAACTGACCAAAGGCATACTTGTAGTCAACAAGACAGGAGCGCAAGGTACTATTGGATTAAACTATCTAATCAGCCAGAAGCCAGACGGGTATACATTGTTGGTGGTAGGCACTGATCTAGTGTTAGGGCCACATGTGGGTACTACTACACATACCTACAGAGATGTAACACCATTAGCCATGATCAATGCAGATCCTATGGTTATCTTTGTTCGTGCAGACGGTGCGTTCAATACAGTTGATGATCTAGTGGCCAGTGCTAAAAAGAATCCAGGAGTTATATCTATTGGTACATCGGGACTGATGGGTGAGTTGAATACCAGCACATTTGAAAACAAAACTAACATCAAGTTTAATCGTATTCCGTATCCAGGAACTGCTCCTGAGATAGTAGCAGTACTAGGCGGACAAATTGATGCTGGAGTTACCACTACCGCAGAAGTATCGGCTTTTGTTGCCGCAGGTAAAATAAAGATATTACATACCATAACTGATCGAAAGATCTACAGAGGTATTGTTGCTCCAAAAGACCTGGCGCCTGAACTAGTTGATCGATTACGAACATCCATTGCTCTTGTGATCAAAGATCCAGAGTTCCAAGATGCATTAAAGAAACTCAATATGGAGATGGTCTATTTAAACGATCAAGAGTTTACCAAATTTCTAGCAGTAGAAGATCAAGTATATCAGAAAGTATTTAAAAAATGACCAGTCTAAATGCAGGGCAGACAAATAGTCAGGCATTCAAACGTACATTCGATGATATTGTTTCTAGACCTATAGAAGACCTAGTGTTCAGTGAAGGCACAGTCTACGGTGCTAGATATTACACCGTAGAGCCTATTGGAGGCAACTGGCCCGAAATGGAACTATGGTGCTATGAAACATTCAAAGATACAGGACCTATTTGGGGAGAAAAGGCACCTGAACCAGCCATGCGTTGGTACGCTAACAATCGCAAGTTTTGGTTCAGTACAGAACAGGACCGCAACTGGTTTGTGTTAAGGTGGAGCTCATGAAAAATAACTATGATTACCGCCATGTCAAACAAAGATACAGTGATGAAGACTTTGAGTATTTTATCTCCAAGTTTGAATGCCGCGTGGAAGACAGCCGCGAGTACAATCAATATGTGAGACCAGCACCTTACTACCGTGATGTTTGCTCCAGTGACGATTGGCGAATGGAAACCAAGATCATACCCATGAAAGCCATACACTTGACTTCGGACAATCTAGCAAAGTTAGTGGCAGAGCAGGAACACATGCAACAGCTTAGTGCAGATGCTGAATATGGCAAAAAGTGCTGGGAACATGAACGCAGAGATAGCCTAGTAAGAAATAAGAATCCAGCAGTAGAAAAGGCCTACCAAAAGTACCTAATGCTGTTGGAATTATGTCGAGAAGGTTGACAGAGTCTGTAATCTGTGTTACAATTAACACATAATTAACTTCTAGGCAAGACCATGATTGAAGAAGACGATGACGACATTACCAGTACCCAAGCAGGTATCAATAGTGTACTAGCCAATATCAACACGCCCATGAGTGGCAACCCCAACAACGAGCCCAAAATGATCACCTGTAAGGTGGGCCCGTTTAATCTTCCCGGATTGATTGTGGACTATAATCAGTACACAGCCGAAGAGATTACCGAAATGGAGGTCTGGGGTTCGGCCAATGGTGGACAGAAAATGAGTGATAAACTTTGGAGCTTTCGCAAGGAAGCCAAACGTGATTGGTTTATCCTACGTTGGACCTAATGGCTCATAAATATTGAAACGGAGCAGAATATGGATATTTGGGAACTAGTCAGTTTAGTGGCCTTGTGCTATGCCAGTTATAAACTAGGGCAATGGTCAGTGGTTATACCTATTGTTAGAGGTATTCGTCGTGAAATTGCCGCGGGCCGTATTGATATTACAAATATTATAGATGATGACGATGACCCAGATGAAATGAAAATTCGATTAGAACGTCATGAAAACATGTATTTTGCCTATGCACTAGACGGAGACTTTCTAGCACAGGGCCGTTCATTTAGCGAGCTATTTGATCGATTCCATGCACGTTTTCCCCTGCAGAGTTTTAACATACAAAAGAATACAGAATTAACTGACACGGAGAGGAGTCAGATGGTGTCAGCATTAGAAGAATTAGCCAAAAGGATGAATATCAAATGAAGATCACACAAGGCTCACGCTGGTTAAGCCATGAGCATAAAAAGTTTATAGCCATATCCGATGAAATTGAATTGGATGACGGAGTTTGGGTCTACTATCGTGAAGAATCAGCTCACGAAAGTCCCCGTGAATATAGCTGTTTCAAAGACAGCTTTTTAGCAAGGTTTTCACTAGATGCCAACCAAGGATAAAACATTCAGAGTATGGCTCCAGGACATGTGGTTTAGCCATTTGGACGAATTGGACGCTTGGAATTTACCCAGACCAGACTATACTTCTGAAGTTTACTTTAGACGCTTTCGCTGGTGGCTTCGCAATGAATATAGGCGACAGCAGGCATGATGCTGAGTGAGATTGTGGCAGTGGGTGATCCCAAGTATTTGGCCCTAGATGATTGGGGTCAGGACCAGTGGCGCTATATAGCCCTGGGCAACCCAGAGGGTGTGCATACTGCCACAGTAGTATTTGATCCTGAATCCACAGAAGTCTATGCCTTGGAGATATTTGATCTTAGCGACAACGTCACATGGGTTTGGATCAAGCAGGGCCTAACCTTGGATATTCCGGGCTCACGTATTCAAGCAGATCAAGCACTACAAAGCCTAGCCTACCTATTAAAGGCCACCAATGACCCTACCTGATGAACGCTATCGTGCTGTCAAATGGGCCCGTGAGTTCATGTACGAGCTCATGGATCCAAAAAAGACTCCGGGTATACCCTCTGTTGTACGCAGTCAAGCTCGTAGTGTGCTTCGCCACTATCCATCTGACTACGATATGATGCAGGCGGCAGAAGCTAGCCCGGACGTGTTCCAACAACAGATGGAACCAGTTACCCGCTTGTTTAGAACCTACGAGGAAAACAAAAAGAAAAATGACGCAACATGATCTAGAAGAATTTCTCTCAGCCTTTGACGGGCTTACCTTGGCCGCACTGGCCGCGGGCTTTACACCCTCTAGCCTAGCTGGCGCAGTTCTGGCCCGTGTACAACACCTATACCTAGCTGATGGCTCCGCTGACATAGAAGGCCTGATCCGACTACTGCAATACAGCATAGACAACCTGGAGAACAGGCCCAAGTGGACAATTGAGTAAATACTCACATGGGAGACTACTATGTCAATAATTTCAGCCAGCGAAGCGGGTTCATTAACTCTAACAGCAGAATCACCTGCTAGTGAAGATCTAGACGTCAAGTACAGTCTATTCAGCACAGTGGTTCGAAATGCAGTGGCCGCGGGCTCTTGGACCACACGTATGAGCGTGAGCCTACGCAACGCTGATGAGTTCAAAGCATGGGCCAACACCCTGGGCTATGCCATGTTGGTGGACAACAGCAATGAAAGTTTGGCCACCAACATAGACGGGCTAGTGGGCGAAACACTGGCTCGTTTTCTAGTCAGCTGGCGCAAGATCAGCGCATTTGCTCTTAGAGATCGATTGAGCATACACGAGGGTGATCAACTGGCCTTTGACATAACCACACAGGGATACTTGCCCGGGGACGTGATCTATTGGACCAATACAGGCACTACCCGTGCAGAAGACTATGGCATAGGGCCCGCAATAGCCCGTCCACAGGGTGCATGGCTAACTGTTAAATCAGCAGAGGCTTGGGCTCTAGACAATGCCGCAATGGCTAGACTGTTGACCCTACTGGCCCGAGCACAGGGCAATCAACCATTAGTCGCTAGATACACACGTCAAGTGGCCCAACTCAAACAAAAGCTAGAGTATGAAGCCGGACTACGAATAACTGAGTACAATGATGCTGTGAGTCAATACGAGGGTGCGCTGACGCTGACCACACAAGCACCGTCAACAGATGTGGTAACCACTATCAATCTCTTGGTATTCCGCGACAAGGGCATAGAAGCCGCTGTGGGCATCTCAGAAACAGATGAAACACTGGTAATCAAACTGTGGGCTGATGCGGCTTGTACACAGCTATTGTATACTAGCTCAACATACACAGTGGTCAACGAAGTTTAAACCACTACCAAATAGTCTGCCCAACGTAGTAGCAATAGATCCACATACTTGTTGGGCTCACAGTCTATCTTACAGGTATAGTAGTGATCACCCACGTCAATGTAACGCCCTGAGCTAAAGTAAATGCCATGCTTTTCATGCTGCCAACAGTACCACATGATGCGATCTATCTCAGGAGTGTCTGTGGCTAATGTTACAACGATACGCATACTAATCCTATAAGCAAACCCAAGCCAAATGCCACAATGGATAGCCATAACAAAGCCAGCACATACAACAAGTGATTGTCAACAATATAGTATAGTAGCTTCATGTAATTATTTACTCAGTTTGGACACGATCACAGAGTCCTGACAAAGCCGCGAAGCGGTAGCGGTCGCAAAAATTTTAGTTGAATAAATACTAACATTAAAGGAGTCCATACAATGGCCATAATATATACAGTAGAAGCCTACAGCGCCTCACTACATCAAACAGTTCGTCAGTTCGATTTGACCAATGTAGTAGACGAACAGCTGACTCGAGAACAAGCAGAACAGTTGGCACAACAGTTTGCTGACCTACAGAACAGAAACTTTTATATGCATGCCTGCGATTGGCAACCTAAAGTCATACAACAAGATGTGGGCATACACACAGTTGATGGCTATATCAAACAATAAGGCCCCGCTGTGCAATATTACATATTAACACAAAACCCACGTCTAAGTGAAGTCTTCGATTGGCTGAAAGCACACAGTATCGCCATAGACATACACTTGAATCGCTCACGCTTTACAATAGAAGTAGACTCAGTGGTCTATACAGAGTTCTGTTTGCGCTTTGCTGACTGTTGTTATCTTGTAGATCCCCATTTAGATTTGGCTACTGGCTTGCCCTTACTAGACTCAGAATGTTAAACACGCTAGAGTTAACTATATAACCCCACTGGCCCCGCTGTGCTGATTGCAGTAAGAGAGCTGTAGACAGCATATACCACAACTGGCCCCGCTGTATGGTTTTACGGTGGGGCTCTCTTTTTGGCTAGAATATCTATACGCACAAGGGCCTCTACTGTAGACTACTTTGTTAGCACAATATCCGGCCGGCCCCCATTGGTGTGCGTATGCGTAGGCTAGAATTGGTGGCGGAATGGAAAAAGTATTTGGACTATGCCTGTCTTCGGTACCGACCGGTCAAGAATTATTTTACTCTAGAACCGGTAGTGACCGCTTTAGATTTCACTGTTTTCATTGGTTTCGGTAGTGACCGGTCTGAGCTCTAGTCGATGAAAACCGGTACGTACCGGTATAATAAGTACCATTTCGGTAGTGACCGGTTGCGAGATAACCCCTTATTATACTAGACCGGTGTCTACCGGTTGTATTAATCCTTGATAATTCACACGGGTGTAACCGTGTACTCCGACGATTACTACAGTGTCTAGTACTGTATATACAGAGATCTCTAGTGCTAATATATAATAGCCATTGAGCCTCTTTAATAATAAAAATTTACTTTGTTATAGGGTAAAAATTTACTATGATATTCCGTTTAGACTATCCGTTATTATTATGTGCATAAGTCTGTGTATAACATGTGGATAACCAGCCGGGGAG